CTGGATTCGACATAAACCGAGCAACCTCCTCTGCCCGATTTTGTAAGCTCTGCCAAAGATGCTCGTTCATTTTTTTACTCTTAAAGCTTAAAATACCCCATTATTTCCCCTCCCCTGTCCCTTAAATCCAATTTGGTCAGTTGTCTTTCTTCGTCGGTAGAACCCGTCCGGCTGAATCGTAATATTTAAATGTGCCGGTAAGTCCTTTAATTAACTTGTACGCGCCGAGTGCACCGAACGCAACCTGAATGAACACCCAAAATAGAGCCTGATTGAATTGCTGCCCTGTCTGGATGGCATAATAGGCCACGACTCCGGCTGATGTCGCAATCGTTAGCGCGACCGCGACGGCACCCTCAACGACATACCCAAGTTTCGCAATCCATGACTTGAGAAGCTGGACAACCGTTCCGACCGTAGCAACCATAATAGCTATGGCTGGCATTTCTGATCACCTCCTTTTGTTTGGATTTTAACTCATCTTCTTTTTGTCCGATCAGTCCGATCACTAATGCGTCTGAGCTCTGAAAAAAAGCTAAGATCATAAAGAGCTGCCAACATAATCACAAAGATAAACCACCAGGGTATATTCTCTTTGAAAATAACAAACATCATGCATAATATAAACATCAATCTACCTCCCTTTGGGAACGTAAAAGCTCACGATATCTCAGACGATAATGATCAATGACATGAGCAACCTGTGCTTGATACTCCTCAATTGACCTCACCATATCATCTAGCGTTTTCCGCTCAGTGTCGACCCGGGCAATACGCGCCGTTATCCTGGCGGTCTCGGCCATGATAATATCTTTGTCAATCCGACTTTGCAGATATGCACCCAACGGGAAGGAAAGGATCCCGCCGATGAGGATCCCAAGAAAGAACCATGTAATTTTTACTGACCGCTCCCAATCTTTACTGCTGGTTTTAATCTTCATCTCCCCTTCATCCTCCTATACATGCTTTTCCAATACAGCGCCTTTTCCTCTAGGCTTGATATTTTGGAGCTGGTGCATAGTACCGTGAGAACAATTCCTGCCACCAAGCCAGTAAAATAACCCAAGATAAATGCATAAAATATTTTATGTCCCATCTTACCCTCCTATTCGTTCCAATCCTTAAATAATACTACTATTGCCTTAATTAAAACAGCAAGAATCAGCCCGAGAAACATAACGATAACCCCTAATGCTGTTCTCATTTTTCCTCCTCTAGTGGACACCATAAAGGAATTTTATCAGGTTCTTTGATTAACCGTAGAAGATTTTTCCGGCAATGCGCCCAATGCGCCCCACCAAAAGATAGATATTGCATGTAAGGGCACTCTTTACAACTTTTGATTCTGATTATTCTGGCCATTCTCTTCTCCTTCGTTTTCGGCTGGGGATAATCTTTTTAACAACAACCTTTTCAATATTGTCCTCGTCCTCCCTTGTAACGAATCCATCCTTATAATGGATCTCCTGCATGATTCCTTCCTTTCATATCTTCTTGTTTTAACCTCTCAATCCATCGCTTAAGTTGCCTACGGCGCAAGGCTCGCCATTTAGGACGCGCTTTTAACTTGGCCCAAGTTTTTATTGAATCATAGGAATCGTTTTTATAACACCATTCAATTAAATAGTTACGACACGGCCTACCAGTAAACAACACCCAAATACAACTTTCGCAACGGTTATATAGAGAACGTACAACCTTGCAAAATGGACACTTGTCCCCACTAAACCGATCAGATTTCCCACGATAAAACTCCAACAATTCCTCACAAGCCTTGATCCACTGTTCACGCTCGGTTTTTGTCATCCTCTTTCCCCTGCATCAAATCCCGAATATCCAGAAGCACCTCAATAATAAGAGCCTGGTTTAACAGTATGCAAGACGTTTTCCAATCTACGTCACCATACCGTGAATTTCCCCATGCTACAGTCTCTCCCTCAATCTCGTCACGTTTTCTCATCTTCCTTCCCCATTATTCCTGGATTGAGTCCACCAAGTCCTTGATGAGGTCTTTAATTTCTTGGGACACATCACCATCCTGACAGCATCTCCAAAGCATTTCCTTCTCGGTCATTTCTTCTTGAGTCCTGATGTCCCTATACATTCCATTCGGAAGTTGCTCTGCCCATCCGTATGCATACCCTTTGGGATGAATATTCTCAAGGCCACGACACCAAACGATTGCAATTGGCGTCTCATCAATTTCACGCCCGATATCCGGCCCGACAGCAACAGAGCCGTCGGCATAGACGCCGAGCTTCCACCCATAGTCTGCCGTCAAATACTCCCATAATACAGTTGGTGTTATGGCCTCCTCAATCACCCTGGTTTTCTTTTTTTTTGTCATTCTTTCTTCTCATCTGAGTCTTTGGCTTCAGGCGTAGCGAAGTCAGAAAAAGTGCGGGTATTACCGTGACAATTACATGTGTACGTTATTGGCGGAACGCCTGTTCCAAACCAAATGCTTTGCTGATAAATAGGTGCTCCGCACTTAGGACAATGTCCAACTTTAATCCAATTCATTTCTCCCTCCTAGGCCATTCCCCGACATACTCATCCCAACCTATACTTTTAAATACAGCTTTATGGTTCACATATCGGGCAAACTTACGCTGATAATCATCCTTACGATCATATGGCATTACAAATGGGTCAACACCCATAGACCGCAGTTCTTCTACACGATATAAGTCCTCTTCATGAGTTGTGTTGTGTCCAATAAGAACATAAAACATTGCTTTATTCTTTAGGCTGTATTTCTCCAGAATCCTAACTCCAGATCGAACGGCTCTCTCAGTAGGCATTAAATCCCAAGCAAAATGTATCCGTTTCCACAATCGGACGTGGGTTAATAATTCGGCCTGTTCATCATTCAAATAACGAATATCCAAACCTTGGCTGAAATTTATGCGTGCTTTTGATTCAATCAACTGGTTCAGAATGTACTTAAAATATCCGTGATCAGTGTTAAGCGAATTATCCAAAAGCATAATTTTATCTTGACCACGCCAGAATTCATAGATATCAGCATTAGGCCGCCATCTGCCCTCCTTTTCGGGAACAACACAAAAGGGACATTTTCTATTACACCCACGGGATGTAAACCCAATAGCGTAGTCACAATTATATAAAGAATAATCTGGATAAAGATGCTCAATTTTATCTGGAAGCACCATAGTAAAACCACTGCCCGTGCCACCGATAATGGCGGTTGACGGAAGATTCGGAAACGATGTGTCATTGAAAATCTTGGAGGCATAAACCACGTCATATTGACGACTGTCTAACTCCCCGACCAAATCAACAATGTTGTTATTTTTTTTATGATATGCAGATAGTTTCATGAGTGCTAAATTTGGTATTTTAGAATCAATGTCAATTAGTGCTATATTCATCGCCTTATTGGATACTCCCCGACATACTCATAGCAAATATAATCCCCACCATCCAGGCCAACTAGGATATCGCCACACTCAGGGTCTTGGTTGTGTGTCTGGCACAATTCCAACCAGTCATGAAAGTTGTTGATGTAGATGGTGGCGTTCCTTTTGGGAGCAGGGCGATCCATGAAATCCTCTTTGTATATGAAATCGTTGAAGTCTGTCATTCTGGAAACTCCTGTATCAAAGGCTCTCCCCATATTTCTTTGAGGTTATTCTTTAGGAAAACTTTATATTCACGTTCATGCGCTATTTCTACAAATGACCGAATCCAATCTTTAGGCGGATCATGTTTTGTACCATGACCAGTTAACCGTCCAATAATTACCCAATCAATACCAGAACCGGGGATAGCCGTATAATCAAGCATGGGTTCATAAGAGATGAGCTTTATTTTAGCAGAGGAACGCAATAAATAGTAAATTCTATTCAATGATTTATAATCATCTACGCTTACTCCCAACCAAACATTATCTGGCATGGGACGATCAATGTTCTCTGGCATCTTCGTCAGAATCTGGAAGGTGTGTTGGGGGCATTTTTCAATGACCTGAAATATCAAGTCTCTCATTTGCTTATAGTCATGGTTGGAATCGTGATAAAACAACTCGTGTGTTGAACAAACGAATATTTTTGATGGCTTAAAAAGTACCATCGGGCGGACAAGCTCATCCGTATCTATCCGTGGTGAACGTTCCCAGCCTAACCGCTTATACATCCTTCGAGCATAGCAGTACCAGCACCCAACAGGACACATCCCCTTGATGGGATTCCACGTGTAATCCGTCCATTCTATTCTGGTTTTATTCATTTTCCATCTCGGTGTGCAACGTAGTCGTCAGGTTCGCTCACCTGACGTATCCTCCTCAGGGCGTGTGTTTTGAACTTTGGCCCTTAGAGCATCAAAATACTTGTCCGCATGTTCAGCCATAATTTTAACCGCCTCCTCCTTATTATGGGCGATTCGTTTTGTGCATCCCATAATGATAAGGTAATGCTTGTCAATCTGTTCAATACTTACGTTCATTTTTATCCTCCCAAAATATACAACCAAAATCTTTATGGACGCACCTAATAATGGGATGGGAATTATCTACAAGAATCATCATGTGTTTTCCCACTTCTTTAGAAGCACACTCTCCCCACGGTTTTTCGTGTAAAGCTCGAAAATACTTACAATTTTCACATATTTCCTCAATCATTTTCTTCGCCCTTGACGACATTATTATGAAGATTATCCTGAAACCTATCTCGATATCGCTGTATCTGTTTCGGCGACATCAATAAGGCATATGGCCCAATCATTCCCAATAAAACACGTCGCCAATTTTCTATTTGTTCAGACGTTAGGGGCTTGCTCATTTTCCTCTCCTTTCGGCAGTAATGACCGTAGAAAGTCCAACTCTTTCTGCGCAAGCTCTTTACAGGTGGGGCAATTCTTTATAATGGTGGAAGCTGATCCATGTTTAATTGCATGATGATTCCCCCATTCTATATATGGAGTTGATTCGCAGTACATCTCCCCACTTTTGTTTTTTACTGGGCATCCATCACAGGCGGAGTCCCGCTGAAATGCTATGCGTCTCCGATGAAACATTTGACAAAGAGGGCAATTATCTGTTCCACGATCCACCTCCGTTCCCTCCACAATCTTCTTCCACTTTCTGATACTACCGTTAAGGGCTGCTAAGGTTTCCTTGTTCATCATTTCACCTTTTTAAATTTCATAAGCTCGGCATGGATTTTAGCCAGGCCACGACGGGCTACTTGATCTTCTCTTACCGATAAGCTCCAATAAATATATGATGTACCAAAGTCAATGGCTCTTTTCTCTGCCCTGGTAAGGAATTGATATATAATAACAAGACAACCCTTCATTGAGCCTTTTTCAAAAGAAAGAAATGGACAATTATCACAATAAAAATCACGATATTTAATGCAGAGTGCGCAGGGCATATAAATAATCCATCGTTTTTCACGCCTTTCCTGTCTTGCGTTTTTTGCGTCAAACCGCCAAAGCAATTGGTCATAGTCCTCATTGGCAAGCCTGATTTTCCTGCCCTTTATTACACGCTCATACATGGCTATTTTCTCCGAATCGTTCAATCCCATACTGCAACAATAAATAAGCATCAGCCTCATCGTCGCTTTCTATTTCACGGCCAGCCAATTCAGATGCACGCTTCATCATCGCTATCTTGTCCGCACGTCCGCTTCCTGTTGCCCACTTCTTGAGCGTTGCTGAATGAACGGAAGCATAATCAACGCTCTCTCTTGCGCATGTCTCCATGATCCGTGTCGTCATTCCGACCGCCAGCTCTGTAGCGTATCCTCCCCGATGATGCGCCTGTTCATAGACCACTAAATCAGGTTTGACAAGAGCGAACATCGTATTTAACCAATGATTAAATTTAAGAAATCTGATCCCCGATGATTCGCCCCGTAATAAATCAAATCTCTGGACTCCGCTCTCAATTCTCTCGGTAAGTGCAGCCCACCCACATTTAGTCCCAACATCAAGAGCTAATATTCTCATTTTCTCCCCGGGGTTTTCCGGAGCTTGTTCTTCATCCTCTCCTCGCCGATTATAAGCCCGACGACAAAGCCCGCAAAGACCCCTGCCAATATCCCCAATATTGCCGTGATCTCAGGACAGTTCATCACTACCTCCCTCCTTCATTGTATCTTTCTCCCAAAGTAAATCCCCATCCATAGACCAATATTGTTCTATGATTCTGATAGGATCTTTCTTTGTGCCTTCGCCCCTCTCGGTCAACCGCGTTTTTATAACGTTGATTATTTCAACATCTTTTTGAGGGATATACTTAAAAGAAAACTTTTCTTTATACTCATAATGTGTAGTTTTGTTCTTATCGTTCATTTTTCGGTTCGTCTTGCATAGAAAAATTCCCGAAACATCTGTTTCAGGTAGGCCAGATGATTCCTCAGCATAGCATAATTGTGCTCATTCCCAACGAAGGCCATCCGGCGCATAGACCGTAATGTCTTTTTTGTCTCTTTGAGAAAGGCGAACCGGACCTGCTCCCGATACGACCATTCCCATGCCGGCATCTCTTTCCTGCCTTTTTCGTCTCTGCTCTCTGGTATTAGAAACCGCATATCTTCTTTTTGGCCTCCCTTAGGTTTCGGAAACACCTTCCGCATAAATCTCTCTTTCTCATTCTTTTCATTATTCATGTCATCTCCCTTTTTAATTCTTCCAGAAATTTTGAAGCTTTTTCTTGCACTCTCCCCACGCTTCGAAGGATTTCTATTTTTCTCTCAATTCGCGCTTCTTCATCTTCAATCTTATCCGCCCTCTTGATCTCTTCCCTAATTTTTGCTGTATAGAAATCAATATATATCATCCCGCCTCCCTTCAAATTCGGCTATTTTCCCTGTCTTGTAATCAAAAAACAGGTCATTCTTCTGAAGCCGTCCTCTCTTATTTTTCAATAAATCTACAGATATCTGATTCCTATTCTCCTTATCCTCAGCTGAATTCCAAACACCAATGATGAAATCTGCAACCTCCTCGATCTGGCCGGAATTATGGACACAGATATTATTTGCTATAAAATTATTATTTTCTGGGATCTCCATATCATAAACATCTTGTATGCCATTTTTTTCAATCTTTCTTATTTTCAAAAAGGCCAATGAGCTATCCATTGGATTTTCATGCTCTTCAAAATTTATAGTGGCAATCCTATCTCCAATTGATAAATCCTTCAGGCGTACCCATCCTCTGTTATCTGTTAGAAATGGATGACTTTTTGTAACAGTAATCTGATAATTTAATTCTGTTGAAATCTTAAACGTTTCTTTTTTTCCTTTTTTCCATACTCGAATGGCTTTACAATTGCTAAATTTATATTTTTTATTTATTGTTACTACATTTGGTTTCTTGCCGACTAAATTTTTGATTTTTTCATGTCGTCCATCTGATAGTAAAACATAAGAATCTCCGACAACGCTATCCCTTGCCATACTAAGCGACACTTCTTCATAGCCTGATCCACCAGCACGCGATATCTGAACCAACATAAAAATTACAGCTTCGTGTTTCTTCGCCATGTTCTTCGCTTCAATTATCCGTTCTGTCGTCTTTTGATATAGGCTTCCTTCGGCTGATGATGATTTCACAAGCCCAAGAAAATCAACGAATACCACCTTGAGCGCATCCCTTTCTATTGCTATATCAATATCATGCATTGAATGTGGCGAGCTATATATTTTCGTGCCGGAATAGAATTTTTTGAATTCTCTATCATCAAGTGAACCATCTTCAATTTTTTCCTTCAACTTCCATCTATTAATGCCGAAGAATAGTTGCCGTAGCCTCTCGTTAATCGCTCCCTTCGTCATTTCAAGTGAGAAAAACCCGATATTTTCAACACCGTTTGAAACTAGATGTTCAAGGATATTAAGCGCGACCCACGTTTTTCCTGTCGTCGTCCTCCCCATAATGACAATCAATTCTCCATAGGAAAACTCATCCGTTTCCTTGTCAATCAACGGGATCCCCGTTTTTATCCCGGTTCTTTCCCTCCCGATCCAATTTAGGTATTCCTCACATGAGGACTCAAAATCATTCTTCTCCCGTTCCGACATACTAACATCATATTTTTTCACAATATCCAATATAGATTCGACCGACCCGATAGGATTTTTGATTTCTGAATTAATTTCTTTGATTAGATTTGACCGTAGCCTCTGCCATTTCAGCTCCCGGATACGCTCATAAAGAAACTTTTTCTTGTAATATTCCGGGAGGGCTGTCTGTGTTTGAAAGAATGAATAAAAATGATGCTTCGGTATTTCGTGCTCTAAAACATCATATACTACAGCATAACAGGGATCGCTTTTTCCATCCCAGAGCTCTTTCATTGTCTTAAATATTTCTCGGTTATGCGGATTGAGGAACATATCCGGATCTGTGATATTGTCGAAAAGAATCGGCGCATATTCGGTATCCAGAAGTACGGTACCGAGAATCGCCTTTTCTGTTTCACTCATTTGGCTTTTGCTATTTCCTCTCTCCGACGCCGAAGCATTTCTTTTCTTGCCAGACTATTGTCCTTCTCTATCCCCTTAGTTCCGCCTCTGTCCTGTTGACGGGATAGCCAATTGGTTATAAATCGCCGATATCTTTTTTTTCTTTTGTCTGGATTTGACATTAACCAGTCGGCCATCCGTAGGAGCTCAATTTCAATATTACATGCTGGATAAGTTTTCGCCCAAAGTTCTTTGTCTTTTTCTGTTATTCCTTCCCATCTCATAAACGAAGAACCAAAATTAAAATCAATGTCAGTTCGGCTTTTTTGAAGCTTATTTCTTTTTTTCGTCGGGTTCGTTGTTTTGCCATTAGTATTTTCTCTTTCTTTATCTATTTCTTTATCTTTATCTAGCGTGTTACTTTTATTACTTGTAGAGTTACAATTTTTACTGTAACTTTGGCAACTATCATCTCTATATTGTTTCTGCCTTTGGTATTCACTTTGATATTTTTTCCAATTAATGATGCGAATGACATTATTTTTATCAACTGATATTTTATCAAAATTAATCATTTTCTCTTTTGCAAACAGATATTCCTTAATATCCATCCCCAATAATTCAGACATTGTGTGATCTGAATATCCGATGAATTCTCCAGATTCATTCTTTCGGAGAAATATCAAACCTTCCTCATTTGAATCTCCTGCCATCAATAAAAGCCCGACAAATCCCCACCGCTGAGAAGCTGATAATTCTGAGATCATCGTTCCTCTGAGGCATTGATCAACGTAGAGTTTTATCCAGTTGCGCTTCATCGTTCCCCCAAAAATTGAAAAAGCCTCTCGACTCGCCTTTGGATGAGCCACCTTGTCCGGATGGACGGGAGACAGACGAAGCCGAGAGGCTTATTTTTTTGCGTTTTCATTACGGTAGCTCATCATTTACATTATACACAATGTGAGAAAAAAATAAAAGCAAAAATTTAATTAATTATATCTTCTCTATTGAAGTTCTGAAATACGTGGAAATCTCAACATATTGATCTTTGACCTCTTTCGGCACCTTGTAATTCTTCCTCTCATACTCTTTGCTCTCAATCTTGTAATCGCCGATGATTACGTTCTTCCCACGGAATGCCTCTTTGATTTCCTTGTCAAGCTCTTCAAATTCGTTCTTCTTCGGCCAGAGCTCCATCCAGCGATCAAGTTTAGCCTCAATCTCTGCGTCCTCCATCAGATCAAATCCGGGCCCGAAATCCTGACCGACAAAACAAGCAGTCCGGGCAAAAGGACACCTCTTGCAAGCCTCGACCCGTTTCGGAGGAGGCGGATCGTTTTCGTCCACCATCCGATTCACTTGTTCAAGTCCCTTGAGGATCCGCTCCGTATAGTCATAGTCAAGAACAGTGTTGATTTGATGCTTCTTCCCAGTAGATTTATCCTTGAAAAGAATAATCCCTTTTTCCTCATCAGCCATAATCAGATAAAGCATGACTTGAGCCGGATAGTGCCGAACCCAGATATATTTTGACGACAGCAAATCTGCGCTGGTTTGATACGTTGATATGACGCGAAAGACATTTGGAGAACACGATTTAAGCTCAATCGCTATTTCGCCGTCCGAGGTCACGATCCGACCGTCAATATGGCCTGTGAGATTGAATTTCTTCCATTTGAGAGGCCAATCAACCTTGACTATCCTCAAACCGGCGTCTTCAATCTCGCGCCTGAGGAGAAACTCCTGCCTCCGCCCTTCGTCGAATATCCGTTGAAGGCTGATATCAACACGCTCTTTGAGTTCAGGATGGAGACGGGAAAGGACAAGATAGCGGAGGCAATCATCGACCCATCCAGCCTCAGATGCGCGGTTTGTCGCCCGATGACCTGATTGCCTAATATTTTTCTCCGTCTGTTCGTCCAGAGTTTTCACAAGGTCTATCATCCCGCACCTCCAAAGGCAGCTTCGTAGTCCGTCTTGACCCGCTTGTGGACGATGGCAATCCACTTTTCATTTCTCATCCCCTCTACGGTTTCAGCCCAAACTTCCTTTCCATCTTTGGCCGTAAATGCCGAATATTTCTTCAAAGCACCCTTGGCATCTTCTTCGTTTCCGGCTGTCATTTCAATAAGCATTTTCCAAATCTCATCACGTTTCTTGACGGCCTCTTGAGGAAGTGTCGCCTCGGCTTTTTTTACACCTTTCTTGTACTCAAATGATGGGATCTTCGAAACATCAATCCCCGCTTCTTTCAGATCCTCAATCGTTATCCCGGATATTCCGGCCATCTTCTTGATTAGCCTATTGTTGAGATTCGTCTGCGCCTTCTTCCGGATCATTGTTTTATCCACGCTCTCAAGTGGCTTAAGCTCTTTCCCGACCATGCCGAAAAACTTATCCCGCTGAGAGCACGTCCCTTCATCCTCAATCACGCGGTTCAGCTTTTTCGAATACGCCATGCCCTTCACGATGAAGATGTAATATTTCCCTTTGGGATCCTCCTGCCATTCCTCGCTTGTCTCTTTCCCAGAGATATCAATCCCCCATAGGTTCGCGATTTTCTGCGCTCCGGATTCCATAAGGTACGGCGTCCCGTCTTGGAGAACCCAGTCGGCAGGCTTTGTCATTTTCAGGCTGATCTGAGAAATACGCGAATATATTTCAACAGCCTTCTCTGCCCGGGCGATCGCCTCCTCAACCGTGACAAGAGAATCCTCCCGTGCTTCCCCAGTCGTCATGAGTTTTTCCTCGCCATTCATATCTGGCATTTCCTTTTCCTCCACAAGAACCGAATGGTCTTGTGCCTGTTTTGGATTTTTTTGTTGTGTCATTCATCCTCCCTTTTAATTCCGAGTTTTTTCTCTATCTCTTCAAGCCTTCTCGCCATGGTAATCCGGCCTTGGTAGATATCTTTCCAATATTGCCGTTGGTGTTTTCGGCAACAAAATTTCTGCCACGGCCTGGATTGCTTGAATTCTTTCCCGCAATATCTGCATTTCCCCATCACTACTCCTGAATTATATTATGTATAGATGCATCCACGCATTTAATATGGCAAATATAAAAGCGAATGAACCCCATTGTGTATTATTCAGAAAAAAACATCCGTCCTGTGCTTCTCTTGTCCTTTTCAGATGAGATGAAATTCTCAACAATTTTCCTCATCAACTGGCTTCGGTTCAGCCCTGCAGATAATGCGATCTTATTCAGCCGTTCAGCACTCTGATGAGGCACAAGGAAATTGATCCAAGTCCCATTCTTTAAAAGATTTGTTTTTGGCCCTCTCTTTTTCATGTTAACCTCTGCACATATTATACAATAATTCTCAATAAAAATAAAGAAAAAAAATAAATTTATTTCTTCGGGTGGCCAAAAAATCAGCCCTTTTTTGTTCATTTTTAACCGCCTTTGTAACTCTTTTATTATCAGCTATCTACAAAGCCTTTTTTCAGCGAAAATAACCAATTGGAGAAAATAAAGACGAAAAATAGCCACCATAACCCCTTTGTTTACAGTAACTTATAATTAACTCTTGACAACTATTATTAAATAGATTATTCTGTTAATAGAATGAGACAACAAAACGGGAGAGCACAAACAAAGGCCATCGTTGCTTTTGTCACCCAGTTGATTCCGTCTCTATCGTTGAGAAGATGTTCGATCATTAGCCTTTCCCGTCAAATCACCAGCGGATTAGGGGAAGTCGGCGTAGATTCGATAACCCCCAAACTCGGATAGGTTATCCGGGGCTGGCCCGTTCGGCACAAGAAGTTATTTCGCCACAAATAAACATCTGAAAAATAAACATAGGAGGAAAGAATGAAAAATTCAGATTGTTTGCATGAAACATGGGATCGAGCACGGGAAGAGCTTGACGAAAAACACTTCCATGGTTTTCTATGTCGGGTATATGGGACATTCGAAGCGTTATCCGATCACCTTGAGCCGTGGCTTCAGGACATAATTAGATCCTGTTTCAATGATGAGCTTTCCCTACAGAAGAGAGGGTAATGATGAGGCGATGTAATATTTGCGGGCTCTATTTTTTCGAAGATGAAATCATGCTTGATTGGGAGATCGGTTTCATCTGCAAAAAATGCTTTGATGCTCATGTCAAGAACAAGAAAGGAGGAAGGGAAACGAAATCTGTTTAAGCGGAGACTGGACGCGCCAAGCGATGAGCCAAGTATGCTAATTCCTGATAATAATATATCGGGGCGGAGACCTGAGAGATCAGTACCGATGAAAAAAGCAGAATAAGGCAAATCTCGCCGGAGCGGAAACGGTATCGTAGGCTGGCGTTTTCAGTGCCAGTACCAGAGAGTAGCCGACAACGATCCAGATAATGAGCTTAAATCATGATGGAAACCTTCCTCCATTAAACATTTTAAATAAGGAGGGCAGAATGATTTATTACGCGTGTGCCGAAAACGGCAAGGGCAAGATTGAGCAACTTAAGATTGTTCGGGAAAAAGGGAAACAAGTAAGTCAGGTCTGGACAGGCAAGATTTACTCAAACATGGCAGAGGCCGAAAAGGACTTAGGGAGACTCAACAGCAATCTCGCCAAGTCGCCAAAGCAGATCAGAGAAATGTTGAATAAAGAAAAGGAGGGAAAATGACCGCAAAGGATTATAGAAGGCAATGGGAGAGGTTTTTACGACGCACGTTCGGACGCAAATGGCACGGAGTAGACGTATCGTCATTACTCGGTAAGCTTCGTCCGATGCGCTTCTCGCGTGGACAAATGAAAACATCTTGTTCGGCCTACCAATATGCGCAGAAGCACTTCCCGACCCTTCTCAGAAAATTCGAAGAGGAGATTAATCAATGAGAGAAAATCAAAAAAATAAGAAAGAATCTTGGACAATTGATCTACGTGAAAAACAAACACTCAAAAGGCAATTGGCGACACGGATGCAAAAACGGCAGGAACGAATTGAGCTTCTCAGAAAGGAATACATGAAATGAGAGAAATCACTTTCCCTAATCTCAGGCAACTTGTTGCGTTCTGTATCTATATGGAGAATGATGACGGGATCATTGGTAAACACCCAGACTATTTGTTTGAAAAATTTTCTACTACAATCAATGACAAATTCCCCGAACGATCTCTTGATTCCTTAAATATGGCAAAATTCAAAGCCTATGCAGAAAAGTGGGGGCTTACGTGGGATTCGGAAAAAGAATATTGGGAATATCCGATATCAACACCGATTGATCCAGTAACCGGGGAATTTCAACCAAAGAAAGATTAAGGAGGGAAAATGTCTGACAAACTCAAACAGAAAATTGCCGAGATTCTTGAATCATTCCTCACATCACCAGAGATCGGATACGCGGAAACAACAGAGTGGATTCTGGAAGAGGTTGAAAAAGCATTGAATGAAAACGGCCAGGATATGCGATTCCTCAATCTCGGCGAGCTTGAGTATTACTCAAGTTTTTGATTGATTTCTGTTCTCCTGACAAGGGAGTCAGTCCTAACGGATTGGCTCCCTTTTTTTTGTCTATTTTTCAGGATCAGAATAATTCATCCCTCATAATTCGGGCACCTACCCAATCAAGCTGATCAAATGATGTGTGTTTCCAAAACCCATCATTTCTTTCGTATCCTACATGCCCATGAGCCTTAATCTCCCTGCATAATTGGCTTAATTTTTCATCATTTGGTTCCCAAACATAACCATCGCCGGAAAAAAGACAGGGAACATCGGGGGCTTCATCAGTCATGCTTTTCCAATATCTCTCAATAGTATCAACACCATGAATCGATGGGATATAATGATTCCAGATTGAAGCCTTTTCCCGATAGAAATCAGCAAATAGAAGAGATGAAACAAGTCGGTTTCGGGGAATAGTTTTATATATATTTTTCCTTCGCCAGTCATGATATCCGATCGTTCCGTCAACCTCATTATGGCCGATCATGAAAAAGTCTCCAATCTCTTTTCTGATCTCTGAAATGAGCCGGGTTTCGGTCTCAGCATAATATTCTTGTGTAGCCCGACACTGCATCATGTCTTCAACCTGTTCATCACTCATCATGTCTTCTGTCATCTCGGCCTCAAGTGCACTCCGTTCTTCCTCCGACATGGACTCCCAGGCTTCCTCGCCTACTTTTTCTATGGCGAGGGTCTCTCGCCAGGACGGGCCGAAATACGACCATTCGTAAAAATGTGTATATACCCGGCTATCAGTATGTGTCCGCAATCCGTTATATCCGTCATTGTTCTCTCGGTAGAGCCAATGCCACCGCCACGGGTCTGGCATGTGATAATGGCTATTATTTGCAAAATCAATACAAGGAACGATTTCGGCCTCCCGGATATAGGCGATCCTCCGCAAAACTTGATCTTTCCATACCGGATCCCAATCGTGGAGATTATATTTTCCGTTGATTTTTGGGTGCATGAAGAAGATGACTTTTGATGTGACCTCCGCCGGCCTCCATATCCCCCACGGATCAAACCGGAGCACATTCGCTAAATTCTCATCGGCAATCTTCCGTATGAATCCCTTGAAATCATCCTCTGTAAATTCGCTCTTATTAATTATGATGTCTGGGATGTAGAATGGAGAACAGATTATGCCTGAATTAAAATATCGATAAGCCTCTTTTATCTTCCCTGGCTTGTCATCGGGAATTTCCTCAATATCTTTCGGATCAATCCAGAAAGGTTGAATATGTTCTCCCGTATCTACTGTCGCTTGGAGGTATCCGTCTTTTTCGCTGAGAAACAAATCAATTGATTTTGCATAGGGGAAAACAGAGTCGGAGAGTGCCGTCCCGTCTGTCCAAATTGTCTCCCCATCCTTCCAATACCGCACGAAATATATCAGTTCTCCATACTCCGTAAGCCCGACCGCAATCCAAATCTCACCACGCCGATATTCAACTATTTTGTAATCCCTGAATTTCTTTCCGAACCCAAATGCCGTCCCCTTATTCCAATAGGCCATCACAAAGGCTCCTTCCCCATGTATTTTGAAACATCCTTTATCGTATCCTCTAGGCTCACGTTATAGCCACCCCACCAATCGACACAAAAACCAGCCCCAGCAGCTTCATAAATAGCCTTGAGCACAAGTTGTTGTTTGAATCTTGGTTTTTTCGCACCGATGTATAGCTCATTTGGAATGACGGGCTTCTTTTTGTGTAAGTCCTCAATCTCTCTTGTCCAATAATGAGGATCAGCGGTTCCGCCTTTATGAAAAGTTATGACATCATTATCTCCAGTTATGACATTGTAATCCTCTGAGTAATCCATGATTGTAGAGATGATAGAATTCGGTTTGTATTTTCGTATTTCATGGATGACCTTGTTTCGATTGTGTCGTTCACCTGTCATACGTTCATTATCGCACTCAATGATCACGAAATCTTTGGCTTTGGAGTGGTCAACAATAGTGAGCACATCCTTTATCCATCGCTTCCAGTTGCTGTCAATCATGCCGTGATAATCATTCGGGAATGTTCGTTTTGCCCAGTTGTTGAAAAGACATAGCTCAGTCACAATGCCAGCGTCATAAAGAGCATTAAGAACTTCACCAAGAAATTCAAAATAGCCTGGTTCTGTCGGTGAATAAACCGTTGGATCATCCCATGACTCAAGCCATATTCTCACATAGTTAGCGTGACCCCCAAGCTGTTGGATTCTGGATAAATAATCTTTTCGCAACCTCGCCCCGATACTTAACCCAGCCAAAAACGTCCGCTTGCCCCCAATCTTGAAATAATGCTTTTCAACCTCAAGCCTTTTCAAGACGGGGGCTTCAGCTTTTTTTGCTAGGAAGTTTTGACCAGCTAAATGATCTGTGACATTCTCATATGACTTGAACGGATCGTCCGGGAAAGTCCAACCATCCTTCCGGGGGATGATTCGTCCCGTCCAGCCATAAGGAACAGAGTAATTGAAAAAACCGCCGTCTTTCGTTCCAGCATATCCGCTTGACCCATCCGATTCATAATTCGTGAATTCTAGCGTTACCCCGTCAAGTCCCCCACCATCATCATCATTATAAACAAGACCGCTAATGATTGGCCATGTCTCTTCATTTCCACATTCAGCTAAAATCTGCTGAGCTAAAGATCTGATTTTTTGTATGTCCGCCATTATCTCTTATTCCATTCAATAGCACCGTATTCAACGGTGCCCTCTTGGGCTGATGCAATAATTCTCAATTGAACCTCAGCTCCTGTTTGATCAGAGATGCTTGCTGAATCCCATGTGGCTGATACTATTTCTCCAGATGTCGATACGGGACGATATTCGTTGATTAAGGTTTGTTTATATGCGCCATTCTCATACAATTTCATATATACATATGGTTGAGTGCCACTTGAAGTTGTCCGCCTTAAAAAAATTCTAAATTCCTGTTGCCCTTCTAATGGTTGTATAGAGGGATTCTCAAATCCTACATGAATAATAGTATCATAATTGGAGTTTATCGCTATCAACCAATTTGAGTCTGGACTATCCGGATCATCTTGAATATCATACAACGAGCCATTAAGATTTTGCATCTCTATGAAATTATCCGTCACGAGCCGTTCTTCATTTCCTTGAGATGGAGGAGATCCTCCAGAACAAGGTTGACTCCATGCGCCGAGGTCGTCGTAAAGAGGTTCAAATCGGACAACCGGACAACCATCTGATGTATATGATACAGAGATTACTCCCATCCGTACCATTCCCGTGTCACCATCTGAATAAGCTTTTCTGCAGAATAAATTCAATTGACCGGCATTAGACTCGGCTTCATATCCTTCGGCTACATGCGCTGTAATAAGAAATATTTCTTCCTGCGCCCCATCTGGCCTAATTCTATTAAACGAGATTGCTCCGCCACCAGAGCTCTGCCCAGGATTCATATTAGATGCAAGCCGAATTTTCGGAGGGTCATCAACCTGCATTATAGTTAATTCCCCTTCAATTGTTCCGCCAGTACCATCTCCATATAATACGGATCGGACAACCCCTGAATCATCAACTAACTCAAGTCGCTTTGCTCGAACCACATCATATTCCACAGACGTAATTCCAGAGTAAAGAATAAACCCGAGCACCACAAAAAATATGAGAGCAAATATCTTTCTCATTCAATTGCCTCCTTTTTACTCTTTGTTCTCTTCGCGGGTAACTCTATTCTTATAATCGTCTTGAGACGTTATCAAGTCAATCAATTCACTGTTTTTCGCAGGAATAGATATCCCGCGATCTCTTAATTTTGGGATCCATTCATTTGCCATACGCTTAAAGCATTGGTTAATCTTCCCGACTAAAGCATCTCTAAGCCATTCTTGCGGAGAGACTAAATCATTTTCTAAACACTTGATATCGGTTTGCGATATCCTTAAAACAATCTTAGAACCAAATTTGATGTCCATTTTTTCGACTCCAATCTGATAATATTAACATTCAAGACTTCCCGAAAACCAGGTTGTTAATTCTGATCCATTAAGACCAGCGACCCCAACTGTTTGACCCCCGCCATATACATAAACATCAATTCTTGCCGTATCGCCAACATCCAGATCAGCGAGGACGGATATCTGTATTCCAGCCGTATTATTTGCATCCCGGACAGCCCCGATATTAATCATGTTTGCATCATATGTCCTATTCGATGTGACAAGATAGATTAATGCAGTCGTAAAAGATGCAGATAAATTATAAAATTTCACATGAGCTTGAAATCGATATCGTCCGGTCACAGGAGCAGTAAAGGTATCAGTAGTTGTATTGAAATCTCCTCCCTGATCAAATATTTCAGTATCAAGTTCAACCGTTGCGGTCGTTCCATCCCCAGTCACATTTGCATCGTTTGCCGAATTATAGGCGAGAAAAGCTGGTTGCGATGGATATGTGAATTCTCCATCTGCCGTCAGTTGAAGCCGGATATTTGATCCAAGAGAAACTCCATCAACCAACTGAATCACATCGGATGCCGACTTATACCCAAGTCCAAAGTCTTTATCTGTCCCCAATGCCAAGACCTTGTCATCCTGCATGACTTTCTCAGAAGCAAACGTCTTGCAGACCATCCCTCCATCTACTTGTTCATCTATTTCTCCAGTGCCCGCGTCAACAACCTCAACATATGAATCTCCTTCTGATATTTTGTCCGGGATTGCTCCGATCTCAACCCACGCTGCCCCATATCGTTTATATAGAAGGCCGTCATCTGAATCCATCCAAATCATTCCAGCTTGAGGATCACTAGGGCCAGTTGCTGAATACCAATGATTTTTGAATTTATTCACAATTTGGTATGACCAAATTTCATCAAGAACGGCGTCGGTGCCATTAGTTAGAGTAAACACAGACGGGTTATAAAGAAATCTTATCTCTTTTCTAATACCGCAAAAATCATTGATATCTTTTTCTATTGATTGAATATTCATTTCCTATGCCCCTTACTTCTTTTTATTACCCGACTAATTTCAACTTTAAATTGATAATGATATATTACAGCATCCTTTTCAATAAATTCTTGATTATTTTTGAACCCGCTAATATGAGCATTCTCAACGCCGAGACTTGAATTCAGCATCAGCTTCATATATTCTCCGACAATTTCTTTTATCTCTTTTTTCCACCGAATTTTAACTTCTTCGCTTATCCAATTTTTTTGATAAGCTTCGGCCTTTTTCACTTCCAACGTAATCGTTTGTTGCCAATCGCCATTTTTTCTTCGATTGACTTCTTCATATACGACAAGTTTATCATTCGGAGGATGAAGCCTTCCGAATTGCCTATCGGCCCATTCACTCAGTTTAGTTCTAATCTCATATTTTCCCATTAGTCAAATAACCTTTTCCCTGCCTCACCATCTGAGAATTGTTCCGTCGATGAATCGCATAGATAACAGTAGTCACGCTCAGCCCCACTCGCTGAAGCCCATGATGCAGGAAGAACCGTATCATCCCCGAGTACACAGGCTTTCCCGGAAAAAGATGATACATCCTCAAGAAGCATTTGATTGATATAAGTGTTGATGTCCAGCGATATTTTGCGGATTTGCATATATTTATTTGAATATCCAGACGACCCAACACCTTCAAAATGAGTTATTTTCAAAGTATCTGTTAAATCATCAGAAAACGTTTTCAAAGGGAAATTCATTATGTCAAATGTAATTGGGTCTTTTCGGCGAATTATTTTCCTTGCTGCAATATCGTTCGCCATAGCTGCCGACCGAATCCAGCGAAATCCAGCGAACTCCTGAAATGTGCCTCCATATTTTGTCTGACTCCCTGTGTCTTGATATGTTGATTTATTGTGATAATAAGTTTTTGCGTAATTGTAATTATATCCATAAATAAGTTTATTAAGTAATTTATAAACTTGTGGATCGCTATCAAATCCTTTGAGGATATGTCGGACATCATCATATTCATTCGGTGAAGACGATACCTCAGAGGTTAAATATTTAAAACATAGAAGCCCATCTTTATCCCAATATATATCTAATTCAAATTCAGCTCGCCATTCATCAAGAATTGTCCGTAACGGTTTTGCTTCCCATAATGCGCCGTCAAATGTATAAGAACGGTTCGTCTCAACGGTCGTTGCGTTCGTATATGATGTAGCATTAAAATCAGTCGCATAAGTATATCCACAGAAACTTTCAAGAAAATGGCGGATTGCCTCAACGGGTCTCCGTGATCCAAACGTCACGTCTGCTGTTATCATGTCTGCCGAGGTTGGATTGTTTCCAGCCTCCCAGTCAATTGTCGTATGTTCTTCCCCATTTATTGTTGTATTCGATATTTGATAATCATTTCCAGCCCCTTCGGTTTGAAGCACACGGTTCTTATATACGCGATTGACGGTTATCGCAGATCCTGAGATTTGAATTCCAACAAGATGTTTTTCGGCATCAACCGTCGTATCTACAAAGGGAAGACCTGTTCCAGCATCATTTTGTGAAAGCGATGGATGGCCCCACGCACCGTCATTGCTTAATCCTTGCGCCGAGATCGATCCATATATAATCGGGGCGACCCAATCAAGAGCAGTCTCATGGGCATTCGGATAATCAGTGAGGTTGATCCGTGTAGATGGATATTCATTTTCAAGATTATAGCTTCGTTCTTCTACGTCAAACTCATAAGTTAATTCCCTCCCTCTTCTCCAGTCATATACAAACCCAGTAAAAACTGTCAAAGAATTTGCATAGTTATCATCAGAAAAGGCAATTGATATTGTAACAGTCCTATTTTTGAATGATACAGTCTCGGATTCTTCAAGCCCACGGAATTCGTAATCAATATCAGAGAATACTATTTTTATCTTATTCCGCTCATATGTTCGATCAAGATCACCGACTCCGGAAGCAATTTCCGGAAAATTTATAATATTGCCCTTATATAATTGAGTGCTGGTTCTTACATATTCGTTTGAATAATATCGCGTACCAGAGTTAAAAGCGATGGATACAAGAACAACAGGCGTATTAACATGCTTATCGGCTTCGTTCTGCCAAGTCATACCTTTCCCCTCACGGCCTCAATGAAACGGATCCTGACTTCCCCAGTATGACTTGTTGTTTCTATGCCGAAAATCTCCTGCCACATAAGCTCGGGATCCTCAAGGTAACCGTAATAAACATGCGCCTTTGTGACATCCGGAATAAGTACAAACGGGTGCGCATCGCCATATATGGTCTCATAGAGTGTCCGCATCTCACTCGCCAGCGTCACGTTCACGCGTTCGTTGAAATAGAGTTCGAATCGTTCCCTCTTTTCTGCCAACTTATGCGCCCATCGAACACCATATGTCGTCTCATTTATGATGTTTCGGAATCCGTATCCGCGAGGCCGGACATAGTGTTCAATGTCAGTAAGTGTCACATAATCCAACCCGATCATAGGCCGTCCGATTTCAAAATAAGAATCACCCGATGTGGCCGACCCGTTCTTTGAAAAATCAAACTCCCAATACTGCCGTGCAGTCGGTGCCGAACCAAGCCGGAGATACATATCCATTGCTCGATAAGTGAAATTGCCAACATTCGTCTGATTGACAGAAAAACCTGCATCCGAATATGAATAGACCTTGACCGTCCCGCCAGATAGGTTATGGTTTCCAAGAAAGAAGAATCTAGGCTGTTTTGCCGAACCGAGATCAAATTGATAGAGAATATTCACTTTATCTGTCGTTCGCGTAGTGAGGGCGATTTGTTCATTTTGTGAATTTTCAGTCGGGTAATTTGAATCCTCGTTTGTGAGCGTGAGATCTCCAGCCCCCAAATCTTTAACTAAGTCAGCATAAAAATATCCGATTGCTCCCATTAGTATTTCCTTACTTCAACCGAAAGTTTTCGCGTTGCTCCACCAATGTTATCTCGATACGCCTTATCAAGTATCGGGAGAATCTTTCGCGTTACGACACGCTCAACGTCAGCCCCATCTAATGCGGAAATATAAAATGTATTTTGAACCGACATTGATCTACCAGATGAGCTAATCCCTGTCGGCTGTGCAGATTGTGGAGTAGTGAGAGGCACATTGAGTGGAGTAATGTCTATCTGTTCACCAGGATGATAGGCTACAATCCCCGGACTTGTCGCAACCTTATGCATCCCTGCCTGAGCCGATCCCATCTTATCTTTGAGCGTTCGCCACGTATTCCAAGTATTATCCCGAATATCTATAAGGATTTTCTCCCGAGTCCAACCTGAATATTTGATATCATTCAATATTGCCTGCCTCGTCCAACCCGAGTGTTTGATATCATCCAGAATCGGGACTATTGAGCCCCCTGTCCAGTTCAGAATCTGTTGCTCAATATCTTTCATCAATTTCAGCCAATAGGTGATCTCTCCGTATTTTTTTCCGCCAGCGGAGATCAGGTTGGCAAGCTTCCCGATCACTCCACCGACAGCACCGAGGGCGGAACCGATTCCCGAAATAATTGACTCCCCAGCACCGAATACAGATGAGACAAGTTTTCCGACAGAGCTGATTACGTCTCCAACCGCGCCGATGGCAGTCTTAAGCGCGTCGGTCACTGCTGCCCCTACTGCCTTTAGATCGACGAATTTTGAAATGAGAAGCCCAATGCCGATAGGCCCGGCGATTGATCCAATGCTTGAGAGAAAACTTCCTGCCATATTTCCAGCCAACCCTCCGCTCCCGCTTCCATCTTCCGTCCCTGAGAAAATCTTGCCTATTCCGCCGAAAACTCCTTTCAAACCATCAAATAGACTCTTTCCGCCCTCAAGAAGATTCTTCACAAGACCGAGCGTCCATCTGGTGATCATCTGTGCCACAAGGTCAAAGAATTGCTGTTTGATCGTTGACCAGATTGAGGATAGACCATCCTTCCAGCTCTTGGCTCCCGCGAGCATTTGCCCCAGTTCGGTTGTCCATTTATCTTTTATACGTTCTGAGACATCGTCCCAGATTTTCTTCACGGAATTAGAGTCGGTTTTAATCTTTTTCTCATGTGCCGTGCGATAATCTTCGGTTGAGTCAATCATATTATCAACGGCTTTGTCCAGTACATCACTCATATCCCGAGCTGCAGGAACCATCTCTTGGTAAACCGCTGAAGTAAGTCCATCCTTCATTTTTTCAATTAATTTTGTAACGGTAATAATAGAACCGCCCCAGTGGTCAAACGAAGCTGATATTCCTTTAATTTTCGGGACGGCAGTCTCCGTCTCTTCCCTTGTGACCTTGACTGCATGTGCGAATTTTTCTTGTTCGGGCTTGATGTCTTTCAGGATGTTCTTCATCTCAAAGAGCTTTTTTCTTGAATCGGAAACAAGCCCTTTGCTTTTTGCTAATTCATCATCTGTAGCTTTAAGCTTTTTCTTATATGCCTCCCAATGTTCAGGACCTCTCTCAATCTCTTTGCGCAAATCTTCTACCGATGGATTCAATACTTTTAGGCTATTTTTGAAATCAATGACCTCTCTTTTTCCTTCGGCCATGAGCCTATTAATTGTTTGTAATGGACTCTCAACTCCGGCAGCATTCATCCCGACCGTCACAAGACCGCCACTTGCAGCTTTCAATGGATCGCTCATTGCATCTAGCCCGTCTTTGAAATTCTTGAAGACATATATTACTGTCTGTATTTTCTCAACAACACCCTCTGCCCATGCCCCAAGATCACCAGATTCAATAAGCAAAACAATAGAGTCGGTTACGTCTTTTATTATCCTCCTAAAACTCTCATTTTGAGTAACGGCATCTCCTATTTGTTCTTTTGCGTCGCCGATAACATTTTTCAAACTCTGAAGGGCACCGCCGAAAGTATCACGCGCAGCAGTTGCAGCCCCGCCAAACTCGGTTTGAAGCTCTTTGAGAATAAAGGCTTGTGCTTCTGCCATCTTGCCTGTCTCAACAAGTTGCTTGACGACTTTCTTTTGATCATCAGAGAAGTTGACACCTACCCTTCGTAGAGCGGTGATTCCGAGTATCGGATCTTGGAGAGCCTTGCCGACTTGGATGGCCGATTCTTTGAGCCCTTGACCGAGGGCTGTTGACATATCAAGAACGATTTTAAGTGCATCCGGGAAAACATCTCTACCGATAGAAGTGAACGTGAGCAGGAGCGATTGTGCTTTCATTACGGTCTCATCACCATAGGTAGTCACTTTCTGCATGGCAGCAGCCATCTTTACAAGCTCATCCTTAGTAAGCCCAGCTGCTCCACTTGTGGATTTAAGTACGGCATCAAGAGCCTTGAGGGATTTTTCCTGATTAATCGAAGCATTGATTGACGATCGCATAAATCCAACAAGCCCTCGAATGGCCATAGTTACTCCACCGATGACCAAAGCACCAGCAGCCATTTTCTTCCAGAGACTTCCGAGTTTTGTTCCCGTAGTCTTTGCTTGAGTGCCTAGGCCGGAAAGTGATGTTTTGGCCTTCTTCATCTGGCGATCATAATTGCCGAGCTTTGCGTCAACCTCGACATAAAGCTCGCCTACTTTCGTTCCCATATTAATTTTCCTTTTTGTTTTTTCTCACTAAACGATCATAATCATCCTGATTGAAAATGTGGATCTCACCATCCGGATTAAGTCCTATCTTCGTCCAGCATTTCTCCTTATGGAAAAGAAATGTCTCCATAGCTTCGCGCTTTCGTTTCTCAGGATCATGCTCCTGTCGGAAACGTTCAATGTCTTCTTCAAACCAGATCAGATTCTCTGGTTTCACTGGTCTCTGGACGACTTTACCCGCAACGTTCATGATCCACGCTCCCAATTGACGCGTCCTCTTCCAAGCTTCTTTCTCCCGTTCACGATATGCCGATATTACCTCCATCGTCTCACACGGCGTCATCTGATTAAACTCAAAAGGCCGAAGCCCAGCCTGAAGTGCCCGCGTATAACTGCCGTTCAGGAAGTCTTCCCAGTTCCACTCTCCGCCGTCTCCGGCCCCGTCCCTTTTTTTTGCTTTTCCTCTTTCACAAACGCCGCATCAAAGGCTTCAACAAAAGCCTTGATATAATCATTCATTCGTGCTGGATGAAGCATAGAGGCAATCTTTTCAACACTGAGATTTCCGGCTTTTAGAATCCCATTTGTATCGAATTTCAACAGTCCTGCCCAGAGGAGCTCCGCCATACGGATCATCCCGACATTCTCCGGATTCTCTCGAATGTCATCCATTAACTGAGGAATTGTAAGTCCCGTCTTTTTTTCCAACGCGCCTAAGTTTGGCCATGCATACCGGAGATATCGTTCCTTTCCGTCCTCAAATACAATAGATACTGGTTTTGTCGGCATTTCCCCCTCTCTCCTCTACGTCAACTCGCGCTGAACGTGAGCGTGTCGGTGCCTTCAAGCGTGAAGGTAATTGTCGCCGGACCATCATATGGACCCGGAAAAGTGAGATTGGTCAGCACACATTCGCCAGTTGCGGTCACCGTACCATCGGCGAGGGTTACGACGCAGGTTAACGTCGCACTTGTTCGATTTTCAAAATGATCGACAAGATACTTTTTCGCCAGATCGTTGACGATATAAAGCCCGTCACCTGAGATGTTCCAGTCGCGAGTCGATGAAATGATTTGTCGCCAGAACGATGAATCGCGATTCGTGAGATCAATAACCGACTGATTGCATGTGAGCGTGAAATTCTGCGACTCTGCAAGTGCTGCACCTTCAACGCTGAGCGTCATTAAAACTCCGCTTTTCCCGCTAGTAGCCATTTTTGGCCTCCTTAATATTTAATCTGCCGGAGCCATCTCAAATCGATATCTAATGACTCCGTGAAAAACTCTTTGCTGAGCTTCTTTGTCTTCTGTAATCACGTCTGAAAAATCTAAAAGGGCAAGATACGGCGCATCATATCCAGCGATTGAAAGCGAAGATGATGAGATGGCAATCATGACATTGTTCATCATATCCTCACATTCTTTCGCACCTTTTGCCCGACTCCAAACGTGGATGTTAATGGCGTTGTCTTCGGCCTCCGTATCACGCGTTGTAAACCCTACTGACCGCACGCCTTCCGGATAGCCGAATGAAATATAAGGCCAAGACGTGTCAATATTCGGATCCTCCCGTGGCACATATTCACCAAATACACGATAAGATGATGTCTTAGCATGTGTTGTCAACCGCGTATAAATGGCCTTTGAAAGTGCCGAGAATCCAAGTTTTCTTGTAGGCATTTTATTGATACCTGTTTATCACCCTTGTTATATCATGCTTTTTATGGAAATAATCCGAGGCAATAGAGCGACGAAAGAAATTATATTCCGTGTCGTGGCGTGATTTTGTATGCATTGCCTGGGCTCCGAGGCAGGCAACTGCGCGCCATTTCGTCTCTTTTAATCTCAGAAAAAAATCCATGTGCTCGTATTCTATCCTTATTTGCTCATCCCACATAATATCGTTGAAAATCTGCCTTTTGGCAAGAAAAAAATTAACAACCTGATCAGCATAGATATATTTCGTACCGTTCCGGCTGTGATATTTCTTCTCAGTAGGGTAGCGATACAGGAGTCCCCGGTCTTTCTCCAACCGAAGTCCTTTCGTATATTCCGGCCCTCCCCACGGCTCGCCGTTTTCATGAAACAACTGGCCGGCGACAAGCCCTATGTCATCCGCACTTTCAAGAACGGCCATCATCTTCTTTACCGAATCAGAATCAACAAGCTGAATGTCATCATCCATCATTAGGACATATTCTTCCGTGATCTCTTTTATGATAGCATTCCGGCCAATTGATATTCCCGAATTAAAAGGCAATTCCGGCGTCTTTATCACACGATGACCTCTATGCTCAAGCTTGTAATACCGATAGGCTTTATCATCTGTAATCTTTGAATCATCGGCGACATATATTCTATAGGGAAAGGGCATGTATTTTTCAATTGAATCAAGTGTCTTAAAAAGGCATTCTTCGCGCATAAAGGTTTTAATCGCAACGGCAACAGTCTTTATCCCCGCTTTTGTGACGGCTTTTTGTAGAACATCATCTCCTCCACCTATAGTAACGATGCCTATTTTCATCGGATTCGGCTTTCCCCACTCTTTATGCCAAGAACTCCAGATATGCTCAATACTCCATTTTTTTGAAAAAACATCAAACCCATGTTCGCGTAATCGATATCGGCTATATTCTGGATCATATAGTGTCTGTTCATGAGCGATGACGCATTCATCAGTATAGGCAGTCTTCCAATCGCTTTTTTTCTTGAGCGCATAGAAAAAATCCTCGTGTTCCGGCGCGGTTTTCATCTGGGAATCCCATTTAATGTCTGTCCAAACATCACGGCGCATCATGAAAATATTAAGTACAATATCAGCATAGGCATATCGAACGCCATCCCTTATTTCCCACCCGAATTTATCTATTTTTTCTATATGGAAAGTACTGCCCTTTGTATATAGCCATGCCTCATAATTCTGAACGGTCTGATTTGACCCGCGACCACGGACAATCTGACATCCAACAACACCGATATTGCTTCGCCGAATAAGTATCTCACGTAGAACATCAAGGCGCGTCTCTGGCCTGAATACTACATCATCCTCAATAATCATGATATATTTGTATTTTTTCGGTATCTTCTCAAAACACTTGTTCCGCGTTGCGGTAACCCCACAATCAAACGGCATTAGATAATGGATGCAATTATTTTTCTTGAGGAATGCTGTTTTCTCTGCATTCTCTTTCCCGTTGTCACCGACAAATATTGCAATATCAGGATAAATCGCCCGAATAGACTTTACTGCTCGGAATAGGTTCTTATCTCTTAGGAATGTCGTAATCAGAATTGCCGTATCAGAGAGAGTCGGTAACTTTTTCGCCGGCGTCGGCGTCAATCCTATCTCTTTTTTCGTGGCCTCGCCCCATCCTTTCTCATTTCGGACAATAGGAAGGAGTTTCTTCTCTGTCATTGAGAGTCGTGTTCTATTTGCGCGCACACAAAAAGCCATATGTGTCCTATTTATTATTGAATGCCACTGATGGTAGAAGGTTGCCTCCCTCTCAAGTGAATAGTTCTCAAGTCCATCTTGCATCGCTCTGAGATAAAAATCTGTATCATCTGCTCCCCATCCCTCATATTCTTCATCAAATCCATGAACCTTTTCTGCCCACACCTTCGGGAATGCTTGACATCCGCCGTATCCATGCTCGGGACGGAGGTTTGAGACTTTCTTCATCCAGTCAAAATCATCAAGCGTACCATCATAATCTTGAGGAAGATCGCTGATCCGGCAATGAATGATCCTGTCCTTCTTGCATCGTCTTATCACCGTTGCCATGAAATCAGGCTCAAATACACAATCAACATCTGTCGTCATTACATAATTTGCCTTCGCCTTCCTGATCCCAATATTCCGTGCCCGTGAAATATTCCATATTCTTCCTGTCTCTGTATATATGTATTTGGCACCGAAACGACGGCATAAATCAGCATGCTTCTTTCTGTAGGCCAGATCGCTATCTATATCTGAAACAATAATCTCTATTCGATCTCTCACCGTCTGCCGTTTCAGGCTTTCAAGGAAATCCTTGAGTCGTGATACCTCCCGATGATAACTTTTCGTATTTTTCAACGGCAGGATCACGGAAAGAGACGGTTTCTTTTTCGGCATTATTATTCTTCTGGAAGATATAAATCAAAATAAGCTTGATGGAGAATATGCTCAATTTGTATATATGATATGCCATCAAGATCAATACTTTTAAGAAAAGACAGCATTAATTCATATAGAGGATGATCCCTTAATTCCTCAATTATTTTGCTATCTGTAGCAAATCCATGATTACCATAACCATCTTCTTCAATTTTGTGATAAACATGCATTGTAATCTCCTTAATTAAAATTTTTATTTATCTTCAAATACCCATTCTATACCTTGCGCATCCCATTTCTTATTGAGATCTGAGATAATCTCCAAATAGCGATCAGAAACGGGCGCGCCCGCTTTGTTTTCATTCTTCCTCAATGGTGGAAGCTCATCTATGTCTTTGTATTCAATCCCGAAGTGATTGAACATCTTTCGATATTCATCAATATCTTCAATCCTTCGAAAATCAAAATCATAGGTCTTGGCAAATACAGATTTAAGCTGAAAAAACCGCTCTCTGACCTCATACCAGTTCCACATAATCGCCTCAAGATATGTCATCCCCTCCTCGCACCGTAGATAATTCCGCTTCCAATGAGGCTGAAGAAGCCAATCCCAACCGAGCTTCCAACCTCGCTCCGCATGGCTAAGGAACGTATCCAGAGGATTCCGATGTAAATATATGACGTAAAGATCATCGAATCTATCAATAAACTCCCATCCAAACGACTTAATGAACATATTATTTGCTTCAAAATAGCCGTCTTGATAGCATTCAACTTTCGCGATTTTCTCTTCAATTATCTTTCGGCTTTCACTACTCATACTAAAATTGTTTATATCTTTCGATGTTTGGCCGATACAATAAGGCGCATTCTCATGGAAAGACGGAATATCAGTCATCAAAGAGAATACGTCCGTCATAAAACGAGTACCACATCTGCCAGTTGAGGCAACAAAGATTCTCATATCACTTTTTATGTATTGATGGAATTGACTTTATCCATACTTTTTTATTCCAAGGCAATTTTAAAAATAAAATAAACCATTTATATTTTGTTCCAATCCATGCTCTATAAATTCCGATCCTCCAATTAAATAAATTAAAATCCATATACCTTTTTGTATGTATCGTTGCTTTTATATTGGCCATCATCCTGCCCTCCAAACGCTTGTCACCCGTGCACCCTTACCGTCGTTAAAATCTTTTCTCTCCCATCCTCTTGAATTGAGGCGGTCAATCCCCGTCTTGTAAAGCTCTTTCCGCTGCGAATCATCAAGGACGATAAGGCCACCCTTCCGTATATGCTTTATAGCCGTATCAACAAAATCCTCTCTACCTTGAGTTTCCCCGTCAATGAGGATGATATCATATTTCCCATTGAGATCCCGAAGCCCCGCTTTCGGATAATCAGGATCATATCTGAGGTCAATTCCATTCATGCCCGAAAGCTCAAGCTCATCTTTAACAATATTATACCAAACCTCATTAGATTCAAAGGAAGTAAGCAAAGGCGTTCGGGAGGCAAACCAGATTGTCGATGATCCCGCTCCGATCTCAAGTATGCGGGAATCACCATTAAGCCGTTCCTCCATCATTCGAATCGCTCCGCTTTCAATCCACGGAAGACCACCGTTCAACAACATCATGTCACGACACCGCATATAATCTCGGAAACGCATAGTCTGGTCAGCATGTCGTTTTGTGATCCCCAGTATCTCTTGTACCAGTGGCTGTTGATAGAGCTTTGCCTTCTCCTGCAAATATTCTTCAAGTTTATATCCATCCAATTCTTGTATTGTGTGCGCAGGGTCATTTTCGCGAAACCGCGTTCCATACCAATGATGATAGATTGTGGGTTGACCTTTGATATGGATTTCATCTCCCATCAATCCGTATTTCTTTGCCCCCTTCTCAAGACGATGAACCTTGTCGCCAAGCCTGATAATATCCCAGTATGCTTTTTGGGCCGTATCTGTCGAATGAGGCGGAACATGCTTGAATGATATGCCGTTCTTGATGATAAATTCTTTCTCATAGAACATGAGCGGAGGGTGGAGCGGTTTATGCACTGGGCCGAGACAGCCGATAAGTTTAATTTTTGGATCGCTGTTGTATATGTCAAATAAATCCTCCGCCCATCCCGGACGCATGATATGAGAATCAACGTCCAGAAAACAGACAAAGCGAGAGCCAGCCAACGCCGTCCCCGTATCCATTGCAGCCCCATGCCCCCGATTCTCTTTCACTTTGATGAGGTTCACATCATCCTGCGCCTCAAGCCATAGGAGATTGTTGAACAGCGAACCGTTATCAACGACGGCGACCTCATAAGCCATTGTCGTGAATTTTCGTACAGAGCAGATGAGAAGCTTCGCCCATTCAGGCGAGTTTATAGAGGCCGTGATGATAGTCAGGCTCGGCATCGCAATGCTCCTAAATGTGATTTGATCTCTGCAAATTTCTTGCGCGCTTGTTTGGAATCGTATCCGTCCCCTTCGGTATTTGCCAAGTTACCGACAATGGCACCATGACCGAAATGATGATATGCCATTCGAAGTTGCGAAGTAAGCCCAATGACCCGGTAATCTTTCGGATTATCATATGTCACCTTGAGCCAGAGCTTAGCTCCGACGTCATTTGAAACGACATCCGACCTCCATCTTTTCCGGTCAATCCGTCCGGCATGTTCAAGCTCAAGAAAATAAGAGTTTTTCTCTGGAGGCAAAAGATCGGCGAAAAGTGATCGATAGGGTTCATGGCTTGCATCTTCAACCGTATTCCGCCAGTCAATTATCATCCCGTCTTTATATGACCGCATGTCAAGAAATCCGAACCAAAAATGATAGATCGGCGTCCTGAATCCTTTCCAAGTATAGCCCTTCTGTTTTGTATCAACTATTGCCAGCAGATTCTTCTCTGATTCCGCAAGGGACACAAATGTAGATAACCATCCTTTTGTCCTGATGAATGTATCGCAGTCAAGGATTACCGCATAATCCGTATGACAGAGATCGTTTACAAGAACGTTGAGAGACCCTCCGTGGGTAAGGGGAGGGCCATAATTTTCAACAAGAGTAAGCCAACCAGCCTCTTGTTTTGCCCTCAAATATTCAAGGTCAATCCCGTTTTTCGAACAGTCATCAAACACAATCATCTCATATGGATAATGAGTGAGATTCCGCACCGACTCGACGCAGAGTTGTATCGCCTCATATGAATCGCGATTTGTGATGAGAATAGAGACTGTTTTCATCCTCAAGCCCTCAGTTTATAGAGCTCCTCCCGAATAGCTGCCATTTTTTTCTCTCGGATAAGGATGGTGTTTTTCGCATCGTGTTCGTAATCGGGAGTCGCAATCACTGAAATATGCTCCCAATGTCGGAATTTACGTTTGACCGATTCTGGCACTGGAACAATCTTATCTTCAAGACCTTTCTCTTTGAGTTTGAGCCAAAATTCACCACCGACCGGGCAATAAACTTCTCTCCCCTCATATTCAATCCGCTTGTGTCGCCAGTCGCTTTTGAGTCTTTTCCGATATGCCGTCATGTTAAGACACATGAACCAGGATTGAAACCAGTCAGGAAGTGATGGTTGCGCAGATCGATATCCTCGTTCAATACCGAATACTCCGATATTAGAGCCGAGAGCATCAACGGTCTCTGAAAGCCATCCGCCCTCAAGAATCTGCACATCATTGTCCATTATCAGCGCAACGCTTGTCTTGCATGTGTCGAGGAGAACATTAATGGCATTCCCATGACCGAGTCGTTTTTCCCCTTCAATAAGATTGATCGCTCCCTTTGCCTTTGCCGATCGGAGATAATAGATATCCTCATCATTGTAGCTTCCGTCATCATAGACAGTTATTTTATATGACGGATATTCCGTGAAGCGGATAATTGATTCAATACAGAGCTTTATCATCCCCCAGGCGTTAAAATTCGGAATCAGTATATTTACCTTTTTCATTTTTCCTCCCTCAGCTTCAGAAGCCGGAGACTGACTGCAGCTTTCGTCTGGATAACATATTCATGTTCCGGGCGATGGGCATTTCGGTCAAGTGAAAGGAATGTCTTGAATTGTCGCCATAAAAAATACTTCGGCATCTCAAGCATCCGAAGCCCGCTTGGATTTTCATACTCAAGCACTTCCCATAACCGCCATCCAGTATCAAGAAAAACCTGCACAGGTTCGGGGTCGGGATGCGCAGGAGGCGACATACCGTCAAATTGCTCTTTTCTCCAATATTCATCATAAGGAATGCGCCTTAGATCCCAGAGATCATCAGATGCTATTTTCGCATAGGCTTTCATGTTGAGAAGCATCCAGTTTGGGATCCACCGAGGCGCAGACCAGCAGTTTTGGAAGTGATTCTCGGCCTTTCTGAGGCGTGCGACTCCGAGATCGTTTTCATCATGGATCATTGCCATAAGGATCCGAAGCCACTGGCTATCAACGACCTCCGTCCCGGTTGACATCAGCATCGCAAAAGGTGCTCGGCACTGGCGCAAGAGCACCTTGATATTTTCTCCATGTCCATATTTCAATCGTCCGCTCGGCATTGTATCGGTTATGACGTTTTCAATAAGCTTTATTCGCCCCGCCTCGGCCATACCACGGAGATATTCAAGCCGATTTCCGTCCCCCTTGCCTTCGGAATTATCGCAAACCATCAGAGAAAAGGAAGGATAATCCGTTCGCTTAAGAATTGATTCTATAGTGAGGCATACAGCATCCCAGCTTGTTCTGTTCGGAAGAAGAATTTCAACGTGCTTTTTATCCAGCATTTTGTCATTCCCGATATTCATCCTTAAGTATTGACATCACAATATAATCTTTCCACCGACCATCGCGGAATACGGATTTTCGGAGCCTTCCTTCTTCATGAAATCCGATCCTCCGATAGAGTCTCAATGCAACCTCATTATCCTCAAGGACACAAAGCCAAAGGCGGTGCATATTCCAATGATCAAAACAGAATTTTAATAGTGCCCTAAATGCCCGTGTCCCCAAACCCTTCCCCCGCTTCTCGGGTACAATGTCCAACCCTACACGCACAGAACGATTATTCATATCAATCTGATCCATACGGATAAACCCGCAGAAATCGCCTTCAACTGAGATTGGAAAATCCTTCGTCTCCTCAACAATAGAAAAATATAAGCGCGTATGGTCATCAAGCAGACCTTCAAACCACCGTTCCTGTTGCCTCTCGTTTATTTGAGTGACATCTGTGAGATAAATCCATGTTGACGGATCGTTCCTGATGCATCGGATATGCTCAATATCCTCCCTCTCAACGGGACGGAATCCAAGCCCATCATGCCAGAACATCATATGCCTCCACCGCATTCATGATCTCTTCTCTCTCTTCTTCACCGACCCACCATCCGACAGGAATCGCTACCTGATGCTCGTTGAAATAATCAACACCTTTCAGGCCGTCTGTCCTGAACCGACCGAAACAGGAATGAGTATCGTTCCTTTCGTGTACTCGACTTGTATGAATCTTCCTGTCCGCCATGAATTTTATGAACCTCTCCCGATCATCGACAATGACCACAAAAAGCCAATATGACGAAAACCGATCATCATCGTATAATAAGGGCTTGACTCTCCGTCCCGCCCGATTTGACATTTCGCTGAAATAGAACCGTGCATTATCCCTATGCTTCTTGATCACTCCTTCAACGTGCGCCATCTGCTCAATCCCGATCGTTGCCGTCACGTCGTTCATGTGATATTTCCATCCAGCCTCAGCGATGTTTTCAGCACATCGCACCTCGCGCGTTTTGAGTCGGTCGATACCATACCACCGAAGTAGTCGTCCCCGTTCAAAATCGTCCCTTCGCCTCATGCAAAGTGCTCCACCGTCAACGGTCGTTAATTGCTTGATTGCTTGGAATGAAAACATTGTGAGGTCTGCGAGTGTACCGACCTTTCGGCTTTTATATTCCGCGCCGAAAGAATGCGCAGCGTCCTCGATCAAAGTAAGATTGTATTCCTTGCATAATGCGATAAGCCTATCATAATCGCAAGGATAACCTCCATAATCGACACAAACGATGGCTTTTGTTTTCGGTGTAATCTTCCGTTCAACATCCTCGGGGTCAATATTCCCGTCCTCTGGATTTATATCCGCCCAGACGATTTGGGCACCTGAATGAAGAATCGGCATATTCGTTGCCGTGCAGGTCATCGGTGTTGAAATCACTTCACAACCTTCTCCGATATCCTCAAGCCTCAGTGCCAGATGAAGTCCTGCCGTACCATTCACAAGAGTCAAGCAGTATTCACACCCGATGTATTCTTTCAGCATATCCTCAAATTTATCAACCTTTATACCTTGACCGATCCATCCAGAGTGGAGCGTTTCAAGCAATGGCTTATCTACTGACTCTGGCATGTAAGGTTTGAAAAGCGGTATCATAATATTTCCTTTTTCATGAGAACGGAGGCAATACTTTTGAGCACTTTGCTTTCATATGTGAGATAGGAAGGGAAGAGATACGGCCTTGCCCCCATTCGGCTTGATCCAAATTCATTAACAAGGGCATATTTAACATTCGTTCCGACAACGACAACAAACCTTGTCTTCGTCCCCGCCGGTCTCTTTATTCCATCGCCGGATTTAGCTGGGCCTTGTGTCCTTCCCTCTGCGATATTACTCCAGCTCCAATTTGTCGATATCGACCCCATGAGCCGACCCGTATCCCAGACTCCCTTTGCCTTCCCCGTCTCCTTTGCCAGCCCTTCAATTCTAAACCCGTTCTTCAGGAGCTCTTTCTTTATAGCTTCTGTTTTCAATCTAACCAGCTTATCTATCCGCGCCTGAACTTTCGCCACACCAACTACTTTTACTGACATCACTCGCCTCGTTGGAGCTCGGATACGAATAGCTCCATTTTCTTGCCCGCCTCACTCCAGTTATTTACAAGCTTAATCTCAAATTCCCGCGAATCAAGCTTGACGATATAGCCCTCTTTGATATTCGCCCTCCATTCAAGATATATGACATAATCCGGAAATACAGCTTTTTGATCATATGCCACAATTTCTAACTTTTTCGGCAAATCTTCAAATCTACACGGAACCCGGCGGTGGAGTATGACATCTGACGATGTATATCCGCCTTGACCATCTGAAGTATAGCTCTGGCGCAGAATCGTGCATTTTGAATCCAGAAGAGACGCAAAACTCATATTAACCTCGAACGGAAAAGATCAAGTTGTTCAAGCAAATCATCTGGTAAGGCTTTCTTCAGGTCGGCGAGAGTATAGGAATAAACCCTGCCTATTTTTTCCGATTTCACTCCGGGGTTTAGCTTCCTCATCTGATACTTCAGTTTTACAAGCTCAATACATATTTGCTCAAGCGAAGTCGGGATTGTTGTATATCCAGCCGTGTAAGAGACGAAAACATCCTGAAAATCTCGCGACGGCTGACTTTGTAACTCTATTATGCCGGCGTCGAGGTCTGTGACATATCCCTCCTCAACTTCATCCGGGACTTCAAGTTCGCCATTCACATTTAGGCAATTCACATTATGTTTTTCAAACAGAAGTGATGAAGGCCAGGAATTATAATCCGAGTCAACTATTGAGGCCGACCATCCGCTTACAGCACTTATTGCCGTCACTACTTCTGATAGCTGATCATTGGCTCCGCTTGAAATATCAATCGTTGCATCAATGGTTCCATCCGTCACAAGCTCTATTGCCTCGTCCGATGAGGATTTCACTCTCGCATAAGCATTATAGGCCGTCGTAGAGGTACGCTTTACGTAGATAGCTGCAATCCTGCCAGTTGATATCTGGGCGATGGCCGTCACTGGATAATTGTCCAGATATATCTTCCTCTTTTCTGCCGTATAACGTTGGAGCGTATATGTAGTTGTTTTAAGTGTCCGATTACAGTAACGGTTAAGAAAATCCGATGCACGGTTGATGAGATCCTCAATGAGTGCGGTATCAACTATTTTGAGCGTTTGTTCGTTAGCCGACCCGAGACATGACAGCGCACCAGTGACGACAAGATCAGTCGACGGCGCATCGTCGTCTGCAATACGACCCGACTTCCATCCGGCAAGAGCATTTATCGCCGTAATAAGCTCTCCGATTGTATCCTTATCTGCATCAGCAAAAGTCAATGTATTTGTGCCCGCGTCTGCTCCGCCTGTGATCTTGAGGATTATCGTAGTATCTGTAACTTCAACTGTAGCTGCCGTCGCTCCCGAGCTGTCGGAATATATCCATATCCCATCGCTTTCGCTTTCGGTGCCCAGATAGGCCAATACAGCATCTGCCGTAGTAAGGCTTATGGTTGTGTCTAAAGACATTCTATTTCTCCATCACGGGCTCCGCAATCATCTTATTTCGTTCCGCCCGCTTTGATTTCACGGCATATCCGAGATCAATCAGCACCTTCGCGAAATGCCTTGGGACAATCTTTTTCATTCCCACACGGTAGCAATTCTTATAATCACGTACTATCTCAACCTCAACCGTTAGCCCGTCGTTCGGCATTATCCTCAGCTATTTTGTGTCAACATTACAAACGGCGAAAGCGTATTTGCCCCGCGTTTCGGAGTGATTGGTGCCGAGAGAGTCGGCTGCCCATCAACCCTGAGTACAATGCGCCAGAACGTCTCGTCTGTGAGAAACCCAGAAGAGCCCGGCACGTGCCGTGATCCTGCAATTTCAAGGCTTCTGTCCGCAATGACATAATGACGCCAATCCGCAAGAATAAGGTCTCCCTTTGCATCAATTGCTGAACAATGCTCTGTCGGTATAATCGGTGCCCCGAAACAAGTCCTGTTTGAGAGATCAAGAAATGTAGCCTGATTAGCTGCTGATGCGCTTGCCTCAAAAATCTCATCCAGTGCATCGGGATTGATGAGCCAAACGGCATTCTTCCATGAGGCAGGAAGTAGACGTTTCGCCATATGCGCAAAATCCGTCCAATCAATCAAATTGTTCGCAGCCCGGGAAACCGTTATTTCAGCCCCGCTATTTACAATACCGATCGGCATCCCACCGCCTGTCCCCTGGATATAGGCGTCATCCTCAATGAAGGCGAGAGCCTTCCCGAATGACTGAGCGATGAATTCTGAAAAAGCCCCGTAGTCATCCTCAAGCTCATTCGATGCATAGCATGTGCCGACAAGTTTATGTGGCGTCAATTCAAGCTCGCCCACTTCCGGGTCTGAGATGTTTGATGACTTGTCACCACGCTCCGCCGTCCATGTGAACGTAATGCCACCATAGATGTTTGACGATCTGTCGGTATCAACAAGGGTACGAATTTTGAGCGAATCGCGAGTTACGGGAAAAACACGCGCCCGAGGACGAACGATTGCACCCTCCAGAGCTGCAGCTTCGAATATTCCATCCGCCCACTGCTCTGGCACAAGAAATCCGCCCTGTGCGTCCACGGAAGTTTCCATCCTCCCCGCAGTCTTTGCAGAGATGAGACGGGAATCCGGAGTCCCTTCCCCATCACAGGCTTTTCGGACTTTCACACAGAACTCACCCAGAGATTTGAACCCGCCGTCCTTTGTCTTATACTTCTCCATTGTCCTTCTCCTGTTTTTTAAGATTTTCTTCCAATTTATTAATTATCGGGACGAAGTATGTCTTCCATACATTATCCCAGTCGTAATCAATAACCTCCTCCCTAATCTCTCTTCGATCATATCCGTCATCATGGAAATCGGCATAAAATGATTGTAAGGATTCTAATATCTCCTGTTCCTTACATTCATATCGCCACGTTCCATTTGGTATCCACCGAAGCTCATTATCATCGACGTGAATTAGTCGGCCTGTTCGACAGAGCTCTCTTCCTGTAGTCGTATCGGTTACGATGACAGGAGTCCCGCACGCCTGAGCTTCAATAATCGGGAGGCCGAATCCTTCGCCCCTAGTCGGGAGACACATTACGTCCATCCCGTTATATATGTCGGCCAAATCACCTTCTGTATAGCGCGAGAAATGGTAATCCATCTGCAATGGCCAGCCGACGACATTTCCGAGGCCGAGGCTGTTTACAACATCAATATAATTAATACAATTACTTCTGACTCCTCGCTCATTTGCCAACGAATGGATAAAGAGCCGGGATTCCTTATGTTCCTGATTGAATTTTTTGAATGCCCTCAATAATGGGATAAAACCCTTTCTGTCATCGGCGTAGTTCATGCCGACGGTTCCGATGACAAAAGTATCATCTCCCCAATTCATGCTCTCCCTGAAGGCCTTCCGTCCCTTTGGCTTTATCCTGAATGTTTTTGTGTCTATGCCATGTGGAGCATACCACGGATTGAGCCCAATACTCTTGAGCTCCCTCTCTCCATGCCGAGAATAGGCAATAGGAAAGCCGACTTTTTCTGCGATCCTTTTCAGCACCGTGCTTATCCATTCGGTATCAACTGGAATCATCGCGACCCATTTCTCTTTCGGTGGGAGTCGCTTCCCGTCCAATACCCAAATATCAAACAGTGACCAGATATAGTCGAATTCCTCATCAACCAACATCTTGTTTACATAATACATATCGGTGCCGTCGTAAATTTCAAATCCTTCCCATTCGTACCTTGTATGATCCATATGCTTTGTGATGACACGTACGAAATGCCCAACGTCTCTCAGCCGTACAATAAGCTCCCGAGTCACATTCCCATAACCGGATCGTGCAAGTGGCGAAGCTGAATGCCATAATATTCTCATTTTCTCCCCCTTAAAAACGAGGCGTCGGGGTAAAGGAGGGAGAATGACACTCGCTTCACCCCTAGCCTCGCCTTCATTTCACATTCCTACACGAACATCACGAAGGCAACGTTGCCTGTTTATAACGTCCGCGCATCTGCTCCATGACAAGTCCGACAACCTCTGTTCCGCTCGCATCGTCGGTAGACACCCGTCCCGCTACATAGCGGAAACCACTTGCAACATCAAGTTCCTGACCCCTCACCTGACATGTCAGGATATCGGTGTCGGTCGTATTCGTCGATGTAAAAGTGTCTGAAGCACCGCTGACGGTTTTCGACCCGCCTCCGCTCGTATCGGTAGCCTGCCAGATGGCAAGCGTGATGACTGAATCAGAAGCCAGATCAGAAGCTACACATTTTGCAACAACGAGATCGTAATTAGCCATGTCGAGCCATGAGGATGTGATACGATCGTTTGACTCTCCACCCAAAGCGGTTGATATCCCGCCGTAGGTAGATCGTACAACCTGACTCTCTTTGTGTATGTTAGCCATTTTATTCCTCCATCAGCTTGTAGTTGCCGCGAGTGCGACGAACGGGGAGATAGCCGTGACCGGAGCTGCCGAATTCTTGAGCGTGATTGCACTCTGAGGCCAGCACTGTCCGCCGACCCGCAGAACGAACCGCCAACATGTCTCATCGGTGGTGAAAGCCACATGAGTTGACACGTCGATGGTGATCGGCTGTCTGTCGAAAATAATGTAATACTTAAGATCGACATAGCAGATATCGCCCTGTGAGCCGAGTGCCGGGAGTTTCTCCGACACAAACAATGGCCGTCCGAAAATCCGCATCGGAACCTTATCGGCTCCGCCCATGTTCGGGTTAATATTGATGACGTTCGCTCCTGTTCCTGGTGCAGCGTCGCCGGTCTGCATCCCGATCAGATCGGGAAGTACGCTGTTATTGCAGATCCAAATAGCAGACGCATGAGATGACGGAAGCATGTTCGCATACATCTCCCGAAGGTCTTCCCAAACCACTCTGTTCACCGTATTCCGGTATGGAGGACGGAGAGCATTGGAGGTCAGAAATCCCATCGGTTGCCCGGCACCCGTTCCGTTGATAAAAGCATCGTCCTCAAACCATCCCCATGCCGAACCAAACATTGACCGGATTAGGGGCGCAAGGGCGATCGCGGAATCATCGAGCAATTCATTTGAAGTGTAGGTTATCCCCGCAAGTTTATGCGGAGTGATCTCCAGTTGCCCGAACGAGGGTTTCGTTGCGCTCTTCGTTCCACGCTCCGCCGTCCACTTTGCCTGCACACCACCAAAAACGGTAGAGGAATGAGACGTATCTTGGACGGTCGGGATCTTCAACGAATCTGTCTTCAGCGGGCCGATGACGGTCGCTCCGTTCGGCCTCACAACTGCATTCTCAAGTGCGATTTTTTGAAGGTCTGCTCTGTAGACTTCCGGCACGAGGAACCCGCCCTGGGCGTCCGTGCTAATCTCCATGTGTCCTGCTGTCTTCGTGATCTCGCCCGTGTCTTTGACGAATGTCAGCCTGTTGTCAATTTCTCCATTCTTCCGGAACTTCCGAATCGCAGTCAGGAAATCACCGAATGGAACGTTTTTCCAGTCCTTCTCGGCTTCTTTCTTGGCTGCCTCCAATTCTTCGTCTTTTGCAGTTTCAGCCTCAACTTTTTTCAGCGTGTCTTTCATCTGCTCTGCCAGAGCGTCTTTGGTATATTCGCCGAGCGTGGACTTGACATCCTCAAGAATGCCGTCCATCTTCTCGCGCAACGCAGTCTCGGTCTTTTCAGCCACAAGTGCCTCAATCTCGCTTTCTTTCATGGTCACTTTTTCTTTTTCATCTTCCATTTTTCTGTCCGTAATAAGGCTGGCCTTTGGATTTCACTTCCGCTCGCATCGTTCCTGACATCTCCAGCCACGCGCCCCCTATCGGCTTGACGCTCCTGCGCGCCATCCACCGACTGGCACATGACCTAATATCTCCGGTTCTCCGCCTGTTTCAGCGAAGCCAGCCGTTTATACTCAAACGCTTAATCGTGCGCTTATAAACCTTTGATTTATCGCCTGGAGATTCTCTTGATACCAGGCTCGAAATTTGTCAGGCTTAACTTTCAACTTACTTGATATCTCGATTATCGTATGCCCTGCCCTGAGGAGTTTCACGACCTTATTGATATCAACATTCGGTAATTTCTCTGAATGACTCTTAATAGGCCATCGTTTCTTTGCATCCTTCAGAATTTTCTCTGTCTTTCCGGCATTCGTCGTCATGAGTTTCGTCATCTCCCCGTTCCGGGCGTTCACCCACTCTCTGAGACGCTGTTCATTGACGTTCATCTCATAGGCAACCTTGTCTATCGGCCATCCGAGACTCCCGCGCAGATAATGCCAGCGAACCCAATTCTCAAGCGATTCAATCATTGAAAAATCTTTTGCCATCTCCCTTTTTGCCTCCATCATACTTTTCCTCGCAGATATCCTATAGCATCAGCGATACCATCTCGCGTCGCTTTCTCCAAGAGTTTTTTCATGTCAATCGATCTGAGCTTCCCGTCAATCGCTTCCTCAATACGTGCAGTAATATCTTTGTCTCCATCGGTTTTGTCAAGCTCTATCATATAGGCGCGCTCTCCGCTGGCCTCTTCTTCCTGCTGTCGATCCGTCTCTTCCAAGAGTTTTTCAAGTTTCGGTATTGCGGCCTTCATCCCGGCAACGGCGTCCTCAATAATCCCGCGCGTCTTTGCCGATAGTACGCGTCCTTCTTTCAGCTCAGTTATTGACTCCCGAAGTAGCGTAATCTCTTCTTTCAGATCAGCGTGGTCATCCGACTCATATTCCCGTCCCGGGCCCGGACGCCCGACACGCCTCATCTCCCCACCACATTCTGGGCAACTTATTTCATTGCAGTGCTTGTCAGTTGTCATCTTGTATCCACACTCAATACATTCACATTCGTATTCTTTCCTCTCTCTCTTCGCTATCGCAATTTCCTTATCAATCTTGACTTCAACCTCTCCGTTTATCCATTTGACTCTATTCCATATTGATTTAGCCCCAGTTTTGTTTCCTCGGATCTCTTCAATCAATTCGCGTTGCTCAATTAATTTATCAAGGCTCTTTAATAACGCCTCGCCGATATTAATCTCATCCTCATCGGCAATAATGGAAGCAAACTCAACAAGCTCTTTCATATGAGCCCCAGAAAAACCAGCCGTCTTTTCTGCGATATCATCAAGAAGGGATTCCTCAATTTTACCCGCCCAGAGTTCAATCATTTTTTTCCGCTGCAATTTGCTTGGTAATCGATAATTGATTATATGATGAAATCTGCCTGGCCTATCTAAAAGCGCATCCGGTAATTTTTCTGGATAATTCGATGTCATGATCGTTAATATCCCCTTATTTTGCCTGAGCCCGTCCATTTCTGTTTTCAGAAGATCAACCACAACAGAATCTCGATCATTATATTCTTTCAGCCATGTATCGATATCCTCAATAAACAAGACGGTCGGGGCCAAATCCCGTGCCAATGAATAACCCAACGTAATTGCTCTTAGTGCGCCAATATGCCTAAAATCTCTACTTGATATCCATATGAAGGTAGTATCCATATTGGTCATTAAAATTCGACCGGTTTTTGTTTTCCCCGTACCCGGAGGGCCGATGAAAAGTAGCCCCCGCCCTAACATTCCGTTCCTTTTTTCCTCTAATGCATCAGAAGATTTTCTCAAGGCATCTTTATATTTCTCCTCAAGAATAAGCGTATCCCATCCCTCTTTTTTCTCAGTCAAGAAATCGCCAGCTAATGCAAACTTCTCCCCACGGAGATAATTATTTTCATTCACCCATTTGTGGACTTCTTCAAAAAGTCTCTTATTCCAATCTTTGTAATCAAGAGAAGTTATAAAAGATACGGATATCCCATCCCACGTTGGCTCATATTTGACAATTAACGGCTTGCCCTCGGCATCATAAAAATTCAATCCGCTGATTAGAAAATCATCAGATTCTTTTGAATTTAATTTAATAATCTCATATTGTGGCGGAATTTCAGCCCCGCTCCAATAAAAATTTCTTGTATCTTTTAATTTGAATTTCCCTAGAGTCTTTTTAAGCCCTGCCAAATAAGTCCCCATAAGTGGACTCGGAATGTCGAAATTATTCTTGAATACTTTTTTGACCTTACATTCCAAATATTGCTCAAACAAATCAAACTCAAACGGCTTTGGAATTGGCGATTCCGCAGATTCAATATCAAAGAGTTTTGACAACGACTTGTTCCATCTTTCTTTTTGTTTCGGTTCTTTAAATCCTAACTTACTAAATTCTTTATGAGACTCAACCCATGCTTGCGCTTCCTCCATTGTCCATTTTTCTTTATCAAATAGATATTTCTGGATATGCGTCGGTCCGTTCGGATCACTTTTCAACTTTCCAATTACGGCTTTAATCCCCTTCTCTTTGGAAATATCAATAGTCCTGAATGATGTTTTCACAAAATCGCCTTTGTCTCTGATGGGTATATGGTGGTAATTATCGGTAGTTTCTGGTTTCGTGATCTTCTTTTCCTCTGCCGTTTTCGTCTTTTTGCCTTCGCTCTCTTTTGTTTTTTCTTCATCGTCCTCCTCGGATTTCTCAAGTGAAAGTATAATTTCGCGGTCGACAACTTCCCGTTCTTTTTTCCATTCAATCTCCAAATCTTTCTTTAATCGGCCTTCGGGAAGTAGCCCTTTCTCAATCGCCAACGTCAACGCTTCAGGACATGAAGGAATAGGAACCACAGAATATTCAAGCAACTCCCATTCCGTATATATCCGCTTTGGCATATCCTTGTCCTCGGCCTCTTTGCCTTCCTTTATCTCTGGTTCCTCCCATTTCTTCGGGATGAACCCGACAGACCAGCCCTTGAGAAGAGGCCCCGTTCCTCCAACATCCTCCGTGCAGGCTTGATAAACCTGATCAGCCCATTCGTTCTTTGCGAATATCGTCTTTGCTATCAGCCCCTTTTCGTCCGGCTTAATCCAAGCGCAATTCCCGATCGGGAGACTTCGATAATCATGACCATAAAGCACTTTTGGATTCTTCGTATAATTCGACAGAATTACTCCCTCTGGCAAGAGCACTTCATCATCCCTGTCTTTCGTATTCGTTGAAATGTACGAAATCACAGCCCGCTCTTTCGCGACCGTTTCCTGTTTTTCGGCAACGTATGATTTTCGGACAAACGGGATTTCATCCTTCTTGATCTTTAACCGCCGTGCAAGAGCCCCGGCCTTATCCGGAAACACATCAACATATTTTAAATTTTCAGTCATGATATTCATCTTATTCCTCCGTTATTCCTCTGTTATCGGTAATATATGACATCGACAATTACTTGAAATTACTCCATTGCTGATGTATAATGAAGATTGCGTATGTAGATCGTAAACATAACCATGAAAAGAATCAATCTTGATATCGACAATCTTCTTCGTCTTTATGAAAGCGGGGAGTCCGAGAAGGCACTCGCCGAAAGGTTTAACATTGCTCGCGGTTCTATTCGTCTTCGCTTGCTCGAGAATGGGGTCAAACCCAGAAATAGAAGCGAGGCTATGTTCACCAGAATGAGCAAGACGTCGAAGGAAGAACGGATGCGGTTGACGGGAGCCGCCCACGCTGCTGTCCGCGGCAAACGCCAAAGCCTCGAATATCGCTGTAAGATTGCTAAAACGAGAGAGATCAAACAAATTGGTATCGGTCGCGGAGAAATTATGCTCGCGGAGAAATTGAGTAAATGCGGTTTTTCCTGTATCCAACAAAAAGCCATCGGCCCCTATAATATCGATGTAGCCATCACAAAACCGCCCATCGCCGTGGAGCTGTTCGGCGGAAACTGGCACGCGTTTGGCAACCATGCCAGGTGCTTTCGCAAACGAACTGATTATATCCTCAATTCTGGCTGGGCCGTTATTATTATTTGGGTTACCAGGAATTATCCCCTTGAGCGAGGAGCAATAGAATATATCGTCTCCTTTGCGGAGAAGTTGAGCCGAGGCGAAACCGTTGGGAGTAAGGAGCATATGATTCGGGGTGACGGTAAGAGGACTACCCTCGGAAAAAGAAAGCTCAATAATCTTCCCCCTATAGAAGGCCCTCAGCCCCGCGATCGTATTACCGGCCGTTTCACATCTCGTCCCTGGCAATAAACATCTAGCATGTAAAGGTGGGGATTCTATATCTGTATAATTAACTTTCAGGCTCAATTCTTTTCCCTCGCGCTCAACCGTAAACTCATCCCCCATAGAAAAGAACTTTTCCTCAATTCCTATTGTCTTGCCATCTAAATCTTCGCAAAAAGGACAGGTACGAGAATCCCAAAACGTAGCCCAGGTGAGATGTGTCACTACTCCACTTTGCCTATAGGCTGCCAGAGCCCCCTGATTTGAAGCTCTCAGCGTCTCTGTTCTTGCAATCATCTCAGACCGTGCTTTGTTCCAATTATCATATGTCATATTGACACGCTTTGTAAGCTCTGGGATCCCCTCCCCGGCCTCAATCCCGGCCTTTAGTTGCCGGCGTAGCTTTTCAATATTAACGCCCTCCATTGACTCTGACAAATGGAGCGGATATGTATCAAGCCATTTCTGGACATGAGGATTCCCCATATCAAACGCTATATCAAGCTCTGCAAACTCAATAGCTCCATCTGCATTTTTCTCCATTATCTCAGCCATCAATGTCTTAAACAATGCATTGAATTCATCAACAAACTTCTTTTTCGGATATAACAGCTCATCGGTTTTATCTTTCGTTCGCCATGCCTTTTTTGTCTTTTTTATATTCGCTATGATGATTCGCCGTTCCTTCTCCCATACCTTGATGATGCTTCGGCGCATCCGACGTTCAAACGGAAGATTCAATCGCTCAAGCAAAGCAAATATCGCCGGGTTCCTTTTCCGTGAAACCTCGGTAATAACCGCATCCAACAGCGCATCTTTCAAATGTCGTTCAACATGTTCATGACAACATTCGCAGAGTGTATCATAAGCTATCTGCTCGGCAATGATCTGTTTATCCATTTATCATTTCCCTCAATGCTTGTTTAGCTAGCAGTGCGATCTGACGTGCCTCCTCTTCGGTCGGTTTTATCGGAGCAACCGAACCTATCGGAGCCATCGTCATAGGAAGTATCGGCACTGCCCCCCATTCGCTCTCGTCGCGTCCTTCAATCTTGCGCTCCTCATTTATTGATGAAAATCCGGTCTTGAGATTAGTCTCTTTTTCCTTGAGCTTAAATTCTTTGTCCTCCGGGACGGGGGAATCAAAAGCCACAAACAGCCGTTTCTTCCCGCTTGAGAATCGGGAGATAATTTTCTCATTCACCTTTTCTTGTAATCGTTGGAGCATCGGGTCTATACCGTATTTTGCAAACGTGAATTGTGCTCCCTCGACATTTGCCCTATTTGCCGTCGGGTCGAAAAGCGCAGCCGGGACGCCATATGCAGCGCATATCTCCTCTCGGTTCAACACTCGCCCTTTCGTATAGCTGAGCTCTTCAGGCGTCATCGTATCTCTAATATATTCCATCTCTCTTGTAGTGAGCATTGTCCGTCCGGCCTTCTTTGCCCCGGCGAATTTATCGGCAAATTGCTGTTCAAGACGGTCAAAGTCCTGCCGACTGATATTTCCCTTCGGCACGATAAGCCCCCCGGGACGAGCCCGGTTTACGAAAAGCGCACTTTCAAACTCATTCATCTGCCGTGCGATAAATACGGCATACGCTATCCCACGGGTTGTCGCATAACCGGAGAAAGGATTCTGAGGATTCGGATATTCGAAAAATACAATCTCCTCCGGGCTGAACTTTACCTCTACGCTTCCCCGCTTGTATCGATAACCGATAATCGCCTCATCAAGCGTCCTTCCGAATATCGGATTCATGAACTGTGCCGGAATGACCCATATCTCCTGTGGAACACCAAGAGAATTTAGTGGCGTGTACCAATACGCCTCGCCAGTAAGGTCAAGAAACATTGAGGTTGATTCCCAGAGATCGCGTCGCGTTGCGAAAGGATTGACTTTCGTCACAAGGTCAAGAAACACATGCTCGGTTATCTCCTCAATATCCTCGGCCTTACAAACGATTCTCTCAAGCCCGGCGTTCGCCCGGATCAGCGCAAGGGTCTCCCGGTCAACACGCTTCGTCTTTGTCTTTACGGGTGCCGATCGCTCCTCTTTAGCGACATACATCCGCATCTTTACGTTTGCGACAGCCTCCGCCTTCCGCTTCACGCAGGTATAAACCCAACCTTCAAACGAATCTGCGAACTGACTTTTTGTCCTCGGCCTGCTATCCCCGAGGAGTCCTTCGCCCCAAAACTCGGCGTCAATAAATGCCGTATCATCTCCGATACTCGGCCTCTGCCCAGTTGTTGAGAAAGCATCCTCAAGGCCTCGCCTATAAAGCCCCTTCTGTCGGCCTATCCACTCAAATATATTCATTTTCTCTCATCCATCATACCACAGATATCTCCCATCCCGCACCGCCGTAATGCTCACGCGCCCAGTTTGCCAGAGCAAGTGCCGTAACTGCATCGTCATGATAGCCTTCTGGTGCCGAATAATGCACAATCCCTGACGGATTGATTTTGTATTCATATATATCAAGCTCATTCTTAAGCACCGGATCGTCAAATATTTTAATCCTCTCCTGCTCAAACGCTATCCGGAGGAGTTCAATCAGTGCCTTCTTTTTCGGATTCGTGAATTGATACCCTTCAACGTTGAGACCGGCATTCTGGAGCTCGCCGAGTATTGGATCACCTACACCCGTCGAATCTATGAGGAGATAGGGATCATATTTCTCGCATATTTCAGTGATCCTCCTCACCTGCTCTTTCCAATCAATGATATTGAATCGATCCATAAAGACCTGATTTCCTTCTTCATCAAGTATAACGAGGACAGTAAAATCAACAAGGCGCGCGAGGTCTAATCCTGCATAATACGATCTTCCTTCTTTCGGCTCCTGTGGCTCAGCTCCGACACATGCCTTGACATTTCGGAATACGCCGGCCATGTCATCAAGAAATTCCGCCAAATATTCTTGCCTGAATACATCATCCGGGAGTGATTGTCGCGCCTGTTCAACGTCCGCAGGAAGGACAAAAGGATTGTCGGCAGTCGGGGACCGCCATGATTCATATTCCGGCTGTAGCGGATCCTGCCCGCGTGTCCAAATATCAAAGAACCAATTCTTTCCTTTCGGCGTTGATAGGAACAGAACTCTTCCCCCGGTATCAGATACTGCGGGACGGATAATCTCCTCCCAGACCTCACGCTTCACGCGCGCAGCCTCGTCTATTACGACTCTCATTAAACCCTCGCCTCGAAGTGAATCCGGATTATCTCCACTCTTGAATTCCATAACACCGTCGTTAATAAAATCAATTCTCAATTCCGTATGGGAGACGTTCTTCAACATCCAGCTAACTTTTCCTTCTTTGACGGCAGAGAGGAATTTTCGAAATGCCATCCGGCTTTGTGAATAGACAGGTGCGATCCACCAGTTAATTCCCTCATCCTCGCATACACCTTCAAAAAGCCAGTTAAGTCCGGTGACCGTTTTTCCCCACCGCCTTCCTGCATCAATTGAGAGGAATCGAGCCATTGATTTGAAAATAACCGCCTGTGACGGGCGTGGTTCATAGGCTTCGATTTCATGCTCAATCACCTGCATCCTTGCCGTTCCCTCCGAACCGAAAAACTAATTTATGTTTCATCTCTCCTTGGATATCTATCTGTTGTCGATCTCTCCACCTTTCCGGTTGCCTGTTTTTAAGCCAAAATATCTGAGCGGTTGTATCTGGGATCACATGTTTTTTCACTCTTTTCACTAGCACAATTTTATCCCCACGTCTCTCAAATGTTTCTTCTACATATTCATATCCAACAGCCCGTTTATAAAGATGGTTTTCAACGTTTCTATCAGCATTGGCTTTTGCTTTTTTTAAGGAGTGACTAAATTCAGGATATTTATCAAGCCAGCGATATAGAGATCTTTTTGAAACCCCCCAAAACTCTGCGATTTGTTCAATTGTCAGCCCATAGCGTGCAAGATAGATGGCTTCATCCATCATCTCTTTTTTGAATAATGTTTTTCGTCCTCTCATTCGCTTTTATCCATGATGACTACCATAACCATCTCATCAGCTCGTTGAAGGCTGTTCAATGTATTGAGTATTTCATCTTTCACGTTCTCATCCTGAAGTCTCAATTTGAGCTCCGCTTCCTTGTCTCCTGATACAAGGCTTTTTATTGTAAGCATTTTTATTAAAGCTTTGAATGCGATTTTCATGGGAATAACTTTTTTGCGATTACCGTCCCGATGAACCCGCCAAGCAAAGCAGTGATGAGGGCGATAATACTGGCCATGCCGTATATTTTTATTCGGAGCTCGTTGATCATTTTCCTCAGTTCTTTCCTATCGTTGCAACATGCCTCAATCTCCCGGTCGTGACGCGATACCATATATATGAGTCTCTCTGCCCATTCATTCCACTTCCTGCTCCCCGTTGTTCCGTTATCTGCAGACATCTCATCGCCGTCCCTCCGGAAAATCCGGGTTTGCAGGCATTGTAATGACCCATTGTTTTCCTGGTTCAATATATTTAACTACATGTGGTGTTTTTGCAGGGATGAAAACCCAGTCTTTATATAGGAGTCGTTTCGGTCGGCCTCCGTCGATCGTTACTTCGCACCGACCGCTAATCTGTGCAAACCATTCATCCTCATCATGAGCATGGAGGGGCATTACGGCACCGCCTCCGGGCGTCGAGATAAGTACGATAGCCACCTTTTCATTTTTGTATAGTCCAACAGCCGTGAGGATCCCTCCTTCTATCTGGTAATTCTTCACGTCCAAAGCCACAAGTTGCTCCAACACAAAGTCGGAAAGGCTCAGGACGGGAGGCAGGTTATTTGTTATCTTAATCAATTCGTCCCTTTCCGCTTCTCTATCTTTCATTGTTCTCCCCCTCGGCATCGCTCAAGCTCTTCCCGGCATCTCATGTAAGAATCCAATATCCTATTAACGGAAGTCATGAATTTATCGCTCACAATGACGCCGTGTTCAATATATGAATCAGCAATGATTGAGTCATTCTCAACGAAACCTAAAATATCCGGAGTGCCGGGTTCAATTACTATCCCCGGCTTCCCGCATCTTTCGGATAATGATATTACGAAGAGCACTGCGATCATTATCAGCAAGAGCCTTGCGTATCTTTTCACGTTCATTTTCACGTCTCTCCTTCTTGATTGCTTTGTATGCCGATCTGCCAATCTTGATTATTTCTAGGATAAGCTTTATTGCATCTTTCATCAACACCTCACAATTCGAAATGGTAGATATCATCAAATGTCCAGCCAGCGTTGCCCCCCCAGATTCCGCCCATCTCTTTCCATATGCGCCCGAGGGTCTCATATTCCGGACACCGACTCCATATAAGCTCACCGTTTTTTACGACAACCAGATCCCGAGCACGTCCGAGCTGGTGTTTTGACTTGACTCTGTAACCATCACATTTAGATTTGCCCTGCCTGTAAAGATAATTCTGTTGGGTATCAGTACGGAGTGCGCCGTATGGTGGAATCGTGTAAATGGTAATGCCGAGTTGTTCGGTGATGAGAATTAAGTGGGATATTTTGCGGTCGAAAAGGATACGATGCTCCATCGCGGATACATCGTTTGGCATCCTTTATCTCCAATTGGAATGATACTGTGGAAAAAAATATATGAATTATTCACCATTGTCAAGTTTTTGTTTCACTTTCGTTATAGGTATGGTTGTATTTCTCTATGTCTGTTTTAATCTCAGGAATCATTGACATCCCGAGAACATGCGCATCGGTCGGGAAAATCGATAGCCATTTTTCAAAACTTTCATTCCAGAAAAATACACATAAAGCCATTTTGAGTGACGGGTCTTTGCGATAAACGGCATAACCCATCCCTTCAGAGATCGCCGTCACCCGAACAAGATGGAACACTTCATTATTGTAATTCCGGTTTCTCTCTGGATTCGACATAAACCGAGCAACCTCCTCTGCCCGATTTTGTAAGCTCTGCCAAAGATGCTCGTTCATTTTTTTACTCTTAAAGCTTAAAATACCCCATTATTTCCCCTCCC